GAGCCGGGCCATCTCAACACCTGCATGATGGACCTCAGCGGCAACGACCAGATTGCCTTCGTCCAGTTTGATATGCGTACCGACGATGGTCAACCCGACCAGACCGTCATCGTCGAGGGAGCCGAGACCTTCAACATGGCTCCGTCATGGCGTGTACTCGGTGGTTCGCAGATCGATGGCATCAGCAGCGAGTGGAAGACCTACACCTTGATGTTCCAGAATGCTGGCGCCTATAGTTTGTTCAATATCTTCCACCCGCAGAAGCAGGGTGAGGCTCTTTGCAACATCTATGTGGACAACTTCCGCGTCTATCAGGTCAATCCGTATGTCAAGATGCCGACGCTCTACGGCCACTCCTATTATACGGGCGATAGCTTCAACGTCAGCTGGAGCAAGGTAGAGAATGCCGACCACTACCTCCTCAATGTCTATTGGGTCGATGAGACCAACGGCAATGCCAAGATGTATGCCGCCGAGAATCAGTCGGTCAACGACACGACCTTCACGGTCAATGGCATCATCTCGGGCAAGAACTACTACTATGTCGTCCAGTCCGTCGATGCAGCCGGCCACAAGTCTTTCGAGCCGACCCCGAAGCTCATCTGTGATCTCGAGGCCCCGAAGGATCTCACCGCTACCGATATCAACCAGGACAACGGCACGTTCACCGCTTCTTGGGAGGCGGCTCCTTCCGCTGAGCGCTACAACTACTGGGCTTACTGCGACCGCAAGGCCACGCAGGACGGCCCGATGCGCCTCACGGACGAGGACTTCACGGGTGTGAAGTGTCCTGACGGCACCCTCGGCGAGGGCTGGGGCTACTCCATGACCGAGGCAGAGTGGAAAGAGACCTCTGTCACCAACCCGTCCTACTTCTCTATGGACAACTACGTCATCCAGCCGATCAACCAGGGTGGTTGGGTTGCCAAGAACGGTTTCCCCTTGGCCGACGGTTGCATCAAGGTCGATGGTTATCAGTATGTCTATAATAACAGCGACGCTGGTCTGATCTCTCCGGAGCTTGACCTTTCCAAGAATGGTGGCAAGATCACCATCAACGTCGATCTCTGGGGTGATACCGAGACCATCCAGTACGAGGATGGCTCTAAGGTCGATTACACCGCACAGTGTGCTGTCGCCCTCTTCAACTGGGATCCCGCCAAGAACGACTTCACCCAGGCTGAGCTCATTTACGTCAAGGACCTCAACTCCTCTTGGCAGAACCGCACCATCGAGTTGACGAAGGGTACGGATCGTTCTATCATCGGTCTCTATTGCGTCGGTTCTCCCGCCAACCTCTTCTTCGATAACTTGAAGATCGACCAGGACTATAAGGCTGGTGAGACGTTTGTCGATCCGATCGTCTATCATCGCTGGTGGGAGGGAACTTCCGTGGATGTTCAGATTCCTATCCGTGGCAACTTGGGCAACATCACCCACCGCGTGACCGCCATCAAGGGCAATCCCGAGACGGGTGCCATCGTGGAGAGCTTGCCTTCCGACACCGAGTTTGTCGGTCGCTATGAGAGCACGGACGTGAAGTCTGTCAACCTCCTCAGCAAGGCCAATGTCCGCGTAGAGGGCCAGACGATTGTAGTCAACGGCAATGGCCTTGTCCAGGTCTATACCCTCGACGGCGCACTCGTCGCCAAGGCAGAGGCCAACGGCCAGGCTCGTATCACGGTTCCCTCTGGCGCCTACATCGTCAAGACGAACAACGAAAGTGTGAAAGTGGTTTTCTAATTAGACGATAGAAGGGAGAGGGCTGCCCGCCTCGTGCTGGCGCCCTCTTTTCTTCCTCCATTTGTGCAGGTCTCCTGAAGAGGGAGTCCTGCGCTTTCACTTGATATTCAACTAATCTTTAAAATACAATACGAACAATGAAGAAAACCTTTATGGCTTTGGCCCTGACGCTTCTTCCCTTTGGCATGGCTTCCGCCCAGGTGCGGATGCTTGTGGTTCCGAAGGATGGTGGTGAGGCCAAGAGCTTCAATCTCGACGACATTCGCCATATCGACTTCCTTGGCGAAGGCAATACGTTCTCCGTCGAGTGCGCCACCGACCGCTGGTCTTTCGACTTCGACAAGGTGCGCTGCCTCAAGTTTGATGGTCTCGTCAACGACATTGCAACCGCCACCAAAAAGGAGAGCGACATCAATATTAGTTATAAGGAGGGGCGGATTTTCGTGAGCGGCATGGGCGATGCGGTGACGCACGCTGTGATTTTTGACCTGAATGGATGCAGCCGCGTCAATCTGCCCCATTTTGATGGTCAGCCCATCGATGTGAGTGGACTGCCCAAGGGCGCGTATATCCTCCGCATCGGCGGCAAGGCGTTTAAGTTCTTGCGATAACCCGGCCTGTTCCATCCCAACCATCATCACTACCTCCCCAAGAGGAGAACAGCCTCCACGAGGCACCTCCGCTGGAAAGGACTAATCAGAAAGCAAAAGAAAACAAAAACAGAAATGAAGAAAAAATTTGCAACCCTCCTGCTCGCGCTGACCACCATGGCCGCTTCTGCGCAGGACAACCCCAACCGTCTCATCATCCAGCCGAAGCAGGGCAATCCCTCCGGCTATCTCGTTGAGCGCCTCGACAGTGTCTATTTCACGAAGATCAATGGTCGTGTGGCCGCCGATATCAACCTCCAGGGCTATACCACAGGTGCCACGGGCGATACGCTCCGCCTGGCCGTCACCAAGACTCCGGAGTGCCAGGCTTACCGCATTGCGTGTGTGCCGGCCTCTATGGCCAATGCCCTCACCTCCGACGCCGTCGTGGCCCAGTACTTTGACCTCTATGTCGGTGGCGACAAGTTTACCGAGGACTTCACCAATGCGGTGATGACCAATATGGGCATTGAGTTCAAGCCCAACTCTGACTATAGCGTCATCACCATGGGCTACGACAAGTATGGCATCGCCTGTGCTTCCTCTCGTGTCGATTTCACGACGCCTGCTGCCAACATCATTGGCAATCCTACCGTCACCTACAAGGTGCTGGAGGCTAACTACGAGGACTTCACCATCGACTTCCAGCCCAACGAGGACTGCCTCGGCTTCTATGCCTGTGCCTTCGAGAAGGGTACGGCCAAGGCTCAGTATGAGCAGTGGGGCGCCATGATGGGCTTCGCCAACATGGGCGACATGATCAAGCAGTGGGGTGGCACGATGTTTGCCGATCGTGAGACCCACACTTGGAAGCAGATGACGCCAGGCACCGACTACGAGGTCTATGTCCTTCCGATCGATGAGAACCAAAACTATGGCACGATGGTCATCGTGCCCGTCACGACCAAGAAGTATGGTGGTGCGGGCCAGGCTACGGTCACGATCACGCTGGGTGAGTTTGGTAGCCAGGAAGGCAAGTGCTACCAGTATGTCACCTACACGCCCAACGACCAGGCTTCCTTCATGCGCGACATGATCATCGACAAGACCGTCTTCCAGTCTTCCGCCGACTGGGGTATGGGTAGCGAGGAGAAGATCCTCGAGTATCTCAAGGACGACCATGATGGTGCTGATCCCAATTGGAACCGCTATGGCGTGGATGTGGCCCAGTGGGGTGTTGATCCCAACAAGGAGTATATCGCTTATGCCATCGCTCAGAACATCAATGGCGAGTGGGGTCCGCTGTCCAAGCTCGAGTTTACCACCGGTTCTGCCAAGGTGGCTCCTGCCAAGACGTTCACTGTTGCCAAGCGCCTGAATGGTGTCAGCAAGAAGGACAACGTCTTCGTTCCTGGCAAGGCTCCCAAGTTGCAGAAGACCACCAAGCGTGGCCTCACCCTTGTAGGAGAGTAATCCCTACCAGCCTCTTTGCCTACTCTGGCCCATCTGGCTGGGTTTCCATCAGCCGATAGGGTCTATCCATAGCGGCACCCGACGACGACCATCTGTCTTCTTCGGGTGTCGCTTTTTCGTTCTATATCCTGCGCTGCCGATGGCGGCAAACAACAGAAAAAGGCTTTTAGAACTTCTTGAAACGGTTAAATATATATAAAATTAACCCATCCTCTGTTTGCTCCATTTGTCCTTTGGACTATTTTCCTTATATTTGCAGCCGCAGAGTCTCCTCCTACTAAGGAAGCAACAAGTTCTGAAAAGGGTGGGGAAGCCGAGAGAGACAGAGGCGGTGACGCGCCTCAACACCTGGATTATTAAGACAGAAATAAGAATATTAACTTTAGTGTAACTATGATGAAGAAGACTTTCATGGCATTGGCCTTGACGCTGCTTCCCTTTGGCATGGCCTCCGCACAGGTGCGGATGCTCGTGGTCCCGAAGGATGGTACGGCGCCCAAGAGCTTCAACCTCGATGACATTCGCCGTATCGACTTCCTTGGCGAAGCCAACACGTTCTCCATCGCATGCGCCACCGACCGTTGGTCCTACGAGTTTGACAAGGTGCGCTGCCTCAAGTTTGATGGCCTCGTCAATGACATTGCCACAGCCACCAAGCAGGAGTCTGCGGTCAGTATCGCCTACAGAGAAGGGCAGATCTTCGTGAGCGGCTTGGGCAATGCTCAGGCTAACGCCACGATTTACGACCTCAATGGATGCAGCCGCCTCAGTCTGTCCCACTATGATGGTCAGCCCATCGACGTGAGCGCACTGCCCAAGGGTGCCTATATCCTCCGCGTGGGCGACAAAGCATTTAAATTCTTGAGATAACCATCCCTTCCGCCTCTTTCCAGCATTGGGACCAGGCGGATCCAAAACATAATACCTAACCAAAGAAACAATGAAGAAATTCTTTACTACCCTTGCTCTCGCGCTGCTCACGCTGGCAGCTTCCGCACAGGAGAATCCCAACCGTGTCATCGTGAAGCAGAAGTACAAGGCCCCCGTAGGCTACCTCGCCGAGCGCATCGACAGCATCTATTTCACCAAGTTGGAAGGCCGCGTCGCTGCCGACGTCAAGTTTCTGAGCTTCTCCAAGGGCAACCTCACCGATACCATTCGCCTCGCTGTCACGAAGACTCCCGAGTGTAAGTCATACAAGATCGCCTGCATGCCCGCCGGTCAGGCCAACTCCTTTGCCAGCGATGCTGCCCTGGAACAGTACTTCGACCAGCTCGAAGACTGCCCGACCTTCACCGACGATTTCACCAACGCCACGCTCACGGGTCTGGACATGGAGTTCCAGTCCAATGGCACCTATAGCCTCGTCACCTTGGGCTACGACAAGTACGGCATCGCCTGCGCCTCGTCGCGTGCCGACTTCACCACCCCCAACTCCGACTTGGTGGGCGACCCGAAAGTCCTCTACACCGTCGTGGAGGTGAAGCCCGACAACTTCACCATCTGGTTCCAGCCCAACGGCGACTGCTATGGCTACTACCTCTGCGCCTTCAAGGCTGGTACCGCCGAGGAGCTCTTCGAGAAGTGGAGCAAGGAGGAGGGCTTTGTCAACCTCCAGGATATGATCAAGTCTTGGGGTAGCGATAAGTACACCGACACGCAGATGTACAAGTGGTCTGGTATGGAACCGGGCACCGACTATGAGGTCTATGTCCTTCCCGTTGATGTCAACGAGGCTGACGCTCCCTTCCAGATCATCCCCGTCACCACCACGGAGAGCGGTGGCGAAGGCGAGGCCACGGTCACCATCAAGCTCGGCGACTTTGGCGAGGTCGGTGGCAACTACTTCCAGTATGTATGGTTCACGCCCAACGATGAGGCTACCCTGATGCGCGACTTGGTGCTTGCCAAGAACGATGTCATGACCCAGGACTATTGGGGTAAGGGCGACCTCGAGTTTATCAAGGAGTACCTCAAGAACGACGAAATGCCCGACTACTGGAACCGTTATGGTGAGGACTACTCTCAGTGGGGCGTCTATGCCAATACCGACTACTATGCCTTTGCCATCGCACAGAATGCCAAGGGCGAGTGGGGTCCGCTTGCCACCCTGGAGTTCCGCACGCCGGCCTCTGCTCCTGGCGCAGCACCTGCCAAGCCTGGCAGACCGTGTGTGCGTCTGGACAAGGTGGTCAATATGCACAGCTATTTCGAGCCGGGCAAGGCCCCCAATGTCATGCCGAAGAGCAGAAAGACTCGTGTCTCCCTCGTAGAAGAGTAATCACTCCCTCGTAAGAGAAACCGTATAGCGGCATCGGGCAAAGGCGCAAGCCTTGGCCGGGTGCCGCTTCCTTTTTCCTTATTATATATACGTATATAGATGAAAACGTATATAACATCTATTTTTATCTTATAGGAAAGACCTAAAAGTGTTATTTTGCGAAAAATGGGAAAATAAGTAGCCTATTATTTTTGTTTTTCATTTATTTTGCTTATTTTTGCATCACGGCTTTGGCTCTTATGGAGAATTATACATTCTTTATGGTGAGCGAGGCCGACGGCGGCAAGTCCTCGTGGGTGCGCAGCCATAGAAACCGACGTAGCATAAGTCGCTGGGTGCAACACCTCCCAAGCCGACCTTGACGTAGCCCCTTGGGGCACCTTCCCATTCACGGGTTGAATAGACGAAGTTATTATCTTTTTTACATTATTATTATTAACCGGGATGAGGCCAACGGCTTCTTTTCCCCACCTAAGGAAAAAGTAGCTTACACGGACGAATCCCACAAAGAAAATCATTTATGAACAAAGCATTACGATTTGTTTGGTTGTCTTTGTTGACATTGTTCTGCGGAGTAGCCTCCGCGAGGACAGTGGTCTTCGACCCGGCGACCGATGCGAGTAGTGGAACGTCTTTGACAAAGGATGGAATCACGATTACGATGACATCCGGGACCAGTTCGTTTGCAGCGACCGACTACAACGGCACGCTATCTTATGCCTTTGGCAAGAGTACTGGCTTTGAGTTTACGGCCGGGGAGTCTGTCAAGATCAATTCCGTTACCTTTGATTATCAGTCGGCCGGCGGCTATATTTACGACCGTAATTACACCACGAGCAGTACTGAGTTTGAAGGCGGAAAGACCTATACGGTCAGTGGCGAGGGAGCTTCCAAGTTGAAGTTCTCCGTCTTTTCAGGCCCCATGTACTTCTCCAAGATTACCGTCGAATGTACGGGTGGTGACGAGCCGGGTGGTGGCGAGGTAGGTACGACCTACTCCATCGACGACTTGATGACCGGTGCTACCGATGTGGCTTCCGCTACGCTGAAGTTCACCGATGCACTGGTGGTCTATGGTGACGGCACCAACTATATCGTTCGCGAGGGTGGCAAGGCCATCGACCTGATGGGAACCGCGCTCTCTCTCGAAAAGGGCGCTACGCTCAATGGTACCGTGACGATGAACGTCACTTACAAGAATGGTTTCTTGAAGGCAGAGGATGTCGCTGGTGTCACCAACGGCAACAATCTGACGCAGACCAACGCCACGGGCGAGAACGTCCCCGTGACGGCTACCATCGAGCAGTTGGGCTCCAACTACAAGGGCGACTTGGTTCTGCTGAGCCAGGTCAATATCTATAATGACTCCTACGGCGATTTGGGACAAGGTGCTGCCTACTATGCACGCACAGGCTTCAATTTCGCTACGCTTACCAACATTGCTGACTTCTTGGACAAGGTGAGCTCCGACCAGGATGCCACCTACGACATCGTTGCTTGGTATAACGAGCCGGGCGCTGGTGCCATCAAGGCTAAGTTGCAGATTGTGGAGTTCCTTGGTGGCGAGGTGGCTAAGCCCGCCGCGCCGGTCATCAGTGGCAACCAGAACTTCACGGGTAGCACCGAGGTGACGATCACAGCCGAGGAAGGCGCTGCCATCTTCTATACCACCGACGGCACCGTGCCGACGAACTGGGATCCCGCCTATACTGCCCCGTTCACCATCACTGAGACAACGACGGTAAAGGCAGTGGCCCGCGTGAATGACATCTATAGCGATGTCGCTGAGATGACGTTCACCAAGGAGGAAAGTGGCGTGACGGGCTCTACCATCGCCGATCTGGCCACAACTGCTAAGAGCCAGGACAACGTGACGCTTGTGCTCAACAACGCCAAGGTCGTCTATGCCAAGGACAACAACTACATCCTTCGCGAGGATGGCAAGGCTATTGACCTGCTCAACACCTCTCTCTCGCTGACGCAGGGAACGACGGTGAGCGGCCATGTCCAGGTTAATGTCACCTACACCTCAGGCATCCTCTCTACTTCTGATATAGAGGGTGTGACCACAGATGCCAACCTGACCGCAACGGGCGTGGCTGGCGACATGGATCCCATCGCTTGCACGGTTGGTCAGGTGAAGAATTATCCTGGCGACCTCGTCTATGTCGAGAACCAGGAGGTTTGGAACTACGGCACGACTTGGTACTTCTATGAAGGCGCAAGTTGGACTTCCGTCTATCTCACCAATGCGTCTGACTTCAACATGGTAGCCAACAAGTACTACAACGCTACTCTTTGGTACAAAGAAGTCTCTTATTATGGTGACGTCAATGCGACCATCGTCTCTTGCGAGCGCAATGTCACCTCTCTCAATGCGCCGTTTATTGATGGTACGGAGACCTTCTCCGACAATACGACGGTGACAATCACGGCCGACAATGTCGCTACGATCTACTACACGCTCGACGGTACTGATCCTACGACCGCCTCTACGGTCTATACTGAGCCGTTCACGCTCAGCGAGTCGGCTACGGTGAAGGCTATCGCAGCCTACAAGACGATTGTCTCTCCTGTTGCCTCCAAGGTGTTCAACAAGGTGGATGCCAACGCACCGATGACGATCGAGCAGCTTGCTTCTTTCAAGAGCAGCTTCGATCAGGTCACGCTCTCTCTCAACAACGCGCTCGTCGTCTATGGCGAGGATGGTAGCTACATCCTCCGCGAGAACGACCGTGCCATTGACGTCCTCAATACGACGCTGCCGCTGACCATCGGCGCTACCGTCTCTGGTACGGTGAAGCTCAAGGTCAACTATGCAGCTGCTCCTGGCAGCTACGCCGCCTACCCGGGTCTTCTGACCACGGCCGACCTTGCCGACGTGACCAACGCCGACAATCTGACCGTCACGCCGGGTGCCACCACCGATCCCAGTCCGCTGGCCATCGACCTGGCGCAGATTCCCAACTATCCGGGCGACTTGCTCAAGGTGACGAATGCCACTGGATGGAACTATGACATCCCGGCGTTCTATAGCTACAGTCCGTTTGTGGAGTTCTTCCTCACCAACGGTGCTGACTATGGTGTCGTCAACTATGGCCGCTACAACGCCACGGTTTGGTACAACGACGTCTCCAACAACCGCCTTCAGGGCAAGATCATCAAGTGCAGTAAGGTCATCACCTATCTCAATGCTCCGCAGATCAGCGGTACGGACAACCGCACCGACTTCGACGAGAACACCGAGGTGACGATCACGACCGAGGAGGGTGCCAGCATCTACTACACGCTCGACGGTACGGATCCCACGAAGGAATCTACGCTCTACACTGCGCCCTTCACCATCACCAACAGCTGCACGGTGAAGGCCATCGCTACCTACAACGAAATCGTTTCTCCGGTTGGCTCCGTAGAGTTTACGAAGAACGACTACTCGGGCACCAACACGATCTCCGACCTCATCGTCTATGGCGAGAGCAAGGATAGCGTCGTCGTCCACTTCGAGAATGCCAAGGTGGTCTATAGCGAGCAGGGTGACCTGGGCTACCACTACATCATCCGCGACGATGGATTGGCCATCGACCTCACGAACATCACCAAGTTCACCTTCCCCGTGGGTGCATACAACCTGAAGGGTACTATGCCTCTGAAGGTCACCTACCAGAAGGGCTTGCTGATCGCCGAGGAGCTTGAGAGCACCAACTCAAGCAACATCTCCTTCGTGTGGCCGGAGACCAATGACATGGATCCGATCGAGGTCGATCTCATCGACGTGAAGCTCCACAAGGGCGACCTCCTCAACCTCAAGGATGTTGAGGTCTGGACCTATAGAGGCTCGACGAGCATCTACACCAACACGCCGAGCTACATCGAGCTGAAGGTGACCAATGCTGAGGACTTCGACCTCGAGAGTGGTTTCTATAACCTCACGATCTGGTACAACGATGCTTCTTCCGACTACTATGCAGGCAAGGTGAAGGTCATCAAGGCCGAGCGTGTTGATAAGCGTCCGGATGCTCCGGTGATCCTCGGCGAGGAGGAGTTTGTGGGCAAGACCACCGTCTCTATCGCTGCTACCGAGGGCCTGAATGTCTATTACACCCTCGACGGTACCGATCCTACCCGTCAGTCTACGGTCTATACCGAACCGTTCGCGATCGCCGAGACCACGACGGTCAAGGCTGTCACCGCTTATCTCGATGACTACTCTGACATCGTCACCAAGACCTTCACGAAGGTTGGCGACTTCGAGACCAAGACCATTGCACAGCTCTTCGAGGGCCAGCAGGCTGTCGAGAACGTGACGATCAGTCTCAACAATGCCAAGGTGGTTTACACCGAGAAGCATGAAGATGGCACGAAGGTGGCTATCCTCCGCGAGAATGGTCAGGCACTCGACGTCATCTCTGGCGTGCTCGACCTCCCGTTGGGTTCTACCGTCACCGGTACGTTCTTCGCCAGTGTCGATTTCAACGGTGGTATCTTCACTACCCGCGACGTACAGGGCGAGACCAACAGCTATGAGCTCGAATACACCATGCCGAGCGACGAGGGCTACAACGATCCGATCGAGACGACCGTGGCCGATGTCCACCTCTATCCCGGCGACCTCGTTAGCATCAAGGGTCTCCAGGTGCTGGGCCAGGATGGTCAGTACTACGGATTCACGGAGGACTACAGCTTCGTCAACCTCACCGACAATGATGAGTTGGCCAACACCGTCTCCGGTCAGAAGTACACCGTCCTCGGATGGTTCAACGCTCCGGGTACCGGCTTCGCCGATGGCAACGCTTCTCTGAAGGCTGTCAAGCTCACCGCTGAGGATGCTACGAAGTATCACAACCAGACGATTGCTGAGCTCAACGTCCGCAGAGACCGCGAGGACAACATCCGTCTCGTGCTCGACAATGCGAAGGTGGTCTATGTACGCGCCAATCCTTACTATGGAACGAAGGATATCGCTCTCCGTCAGGATGGCAAGGCTGTCGTGCTCTACAACTCTACGCTGCCGCTCGAACTCAACAGCACCGTCTCTGGTACTGTGAAGCTCGACTTCTATGCCCTCGCTGGCATCCCGCAGCTGCGTGAGATCGATGGTGGTGTCACGACTGCCGACAGTCTGACGATCACGGCTGGTGCTTCTCAGGAGGTTGATCCTGTCGAGGCTACCATGGCCGACTACGACGAGCACAGAGCCGACGTCATCGTCCTGCGCGATGTGAAGATTGTCTATGGCTCTCAGGCTGCCTATGCTATCGAGAAGGATGGTCAGAAGATCGCCTTCAAGAACGAGAACGAGGATGTCGATGTCGATGCTCTCGTCAGCAACGACAACCTCTACGACGTCGTCCTGTGGTACAACGGCTACATCAACGACGCTCCCGAGATGGAATTTGTCAAGGCTGTCAAGGTCTCTGGGTCGGGCATCTATGGTGTCGAGGCCGACTATGGTAAGGATGGCAACACCTACAACCTCCAGGGTGTGAAGGTGGGCAAGAACTACCGTGGTGTCGTCATCCGCGACGGCAAGAAGTTTACCAAGAAGTAAGTAAACATCTCTCTATAACAAAAGGGTGGGGAACTGATCCCCACCCTTTTTCATGCCTGTCCTCGCTTCCCTTGGTGCGAGGCGCCTTCCCCTTGACGGTTATAGTATCTATTGGGTTATAGCTCTTCCTTCAACTCATTGTATAGGTCCACAGGGCCTAAGTGCCAGTATTTGGTCTTCTCTGTTGACAACTTCTTGTAGAGTTCAGAATGATAGATGCGATGAAGGCTCTCCTGCAGCGTAAAACCATAGTCCTCGTGGAGATATTCCACCAGCCAGCTTATTTTTCCTGGCAAAAGCAGATGGAGGTTGTTTTGGTTTATCTGAAACATATTATTTCTCTATTTTAATTGATTCTATGAAATGTAGCGCAGTCAGTGCTTTTTCTGTGTGAAATAAGTACTGGTCAACCAGTTTGTAGGTTTTGAGCTCACGGATAAGTGTCTCGACACTGATAGCTCCAGTTTCGTATAATCCAAATTGTAGATATACTCTGTCATTGGCTACGGGGCCATACACGATGTCGTAATCGTGGATGAATCCTTTTTGGGTTCTATTCGCCATGACAAAATCCGCCCATTCCTTTGTGGGTTCTGAAAATGTAAGTCTTTTAAGATCTGTCAGTCTTTCTTCGTTAAACTCATACACGTTGACATAACCACAGGTTGTGTTGTTTTCAATCATACGTCTTTCCACCCATTCTTTAGCTTGTCTTTCCGAGGTGGTTGTATAGAAGCCTTTGCCATAATCGAGCAAACGATTAGGCTGGAGTATCAAAGGACGTTCTATGACCTCTAAACTACCGTGATATATCTTCATATCTTTTTCTTTTTTCTGATTTCAATAAATTCGTCAATCTCGGCTATTAACCATTGCCGTCCTTGTGTGTGAAGCGGCTCAAAGCATTCGCTAAGATAGTCTGTCACTCCATATTCGGAGAATAAGTCAAGCACTCGGTCTCCTGTCAGTCCCTTGACTGCTCCGTATTCTTCTATGCAGAATGAAACGAAGAGGGCTATGTCTTTGTCTTTTTTACTCATCAGAGTTCTCCTTATGTGTTGTTTGCATTTTTGAGATACAAAAATAATAAATTATTGCGATAGTCTGTTATGTAAAGGTATCTTTTTGGTATTTTTAAGGTCGTTTAAGCGTGGAGAAAGCAACTCGCCATTCCCCTTGACGCACCGTCTTGTAGGCTCATCCGAGATTTGATGTGGTGCATGAAGTTGTGTCATGAAAGGGTTAAGACGATAATAAACAATAGCACAAACAAGGTTTACATCGATTTACAACCAGGATCATCCAAGATGAAACTTAATTATGTGTAAATTTTTGGCGTAACCCATCTTATAATGAAGTAAAATGTGTATGTTTGCACAATATAACATCGGAATCTACCTGCGTGTGCTCTATGCGCTTCAGTTGGATGACGACATATTACTGTTGGCAAAGGATGACCATCTCGGAAGGGCATTGCAGGACATGGGACTGAAGAATCGTCAAAGAGCAACTAAAAAAGGATAGACGTGGAACGACTTGGTTCACACGTGAAGACAAACCTTTGCTTGCGTCCCGAACGCATCCCGAAGGCATCCCGAACGGTGGAAGGTCTCAGAACTCCTCCGTTTGGGAGCGTTTGGCTTCTCTCTTTTTAGCTTCCATTGGGTAGGGGAGGGTGCTGCGGTTGATCCTTCCTTGGATAGTGGGCCGCTTGGGCGTAAAAGGCAAAGAAGCCGAGTTGTGTATTATGAATATTCTCTTTTTATTTGAAAAAGGATGCGGTAATTGTAAAAATGCATCTAAAATATGAATTTCTATTAGAAATATTTTTTTATTTTCCAATTTTTACTTAACTTTGCGATGCTTGTGTAGCCTTCTGTGGAGAATAAGCCTGTCCTAAGGGGTGAAACAGCCTACTGTGGGTTTGGCCTTGTGGAAACTAGCTCCAGTAGCGAAGATGGAATGAATGCGCGAGATTCTTGACCTCGTGTCGACGTAGATGAAAAGAGAAATAAAGGCGTAATTATTTTATTATTAACCAGGGATGCCTCCGTCGTCTCAATGCTTTCCCAAGAGTGTAAGAACGTAGGAAGAATTCCATAAAAACAAACAATTATGAACAAAGCATTACGATTTGTGTGGTTGTCTTTGTTGACGCTAATCTGCGGAGTAGCTTCCGCGGGCACAGTAGTCTTTGATCCCACCGTTGACACTGGGGGGGTAAGTCCATCACAAAGAATGGCATTACCTTAGCGATTACATCAGGTACTAGTACTCTCACGCCAACTGTGGTTGAGGGTAAAACATGTTTCGAAATCAAGGGTAGACATAAAATTTCAACGGATGGGGTAACGGCAGGAAATATCCTTTCCATTACCTTTGAATATGTTGGTAACAGTTGGTTCAACTCCTATGACGCTGTGACATTTAGCAAACCAGCCGATGGAGTAGCCGTGTTTACGGCTAACGACCAAACAAACGGACTTCTTTCTATTACAAATGGATCTGCAAGTTATTATACTTATATAACGAAAATCACCGTTGAATACATTGGCGAAGATACTCCCGATGACGGCAGCATTACGATAGCCAAGTTGTTTTCGGGAGCCAAGGATGTAGAAGCAGCCAAGATAAGGTTCACTAATGCGCAGGTTGTCTATAAAGAGGACAATGCTGGGAGCTATAATTATATCGTACGCGAGGATGGCAAGGCAATTGACTTGATGAACACCTCGTTGAGCCTTGATTTGGGCGCCACGCTCAATGGTACGGTTGTCATGGATGTAGCCTACAATGGTGGCATCATGCAGACCACGGATATTGCAGAAACAAATAGCAACGATCTCACCCCGACGGGGTCTTCTATAGATTATCTACCCATTACCACTACATTGAACAATCTCAGCAATAACAAGGGAGACCTTGTGAAGCTGGAAAAGGTGGAGATTTATGATGATACGAACGGTGATTTAGGTTTAGGTAGTGTTCATCTGCTTAAATCGGGATATACGTATGCCCTAATCTCCAACTATGATGAGATTGCCGATCAGATAACCGACGCCAATGGCCAATACTTTGTTACCGCTTGGTACAACGGGGCCCAAGGAGCGATTGCTTCCGTCAAGGTGGTAGCTGTCCAGCAAGCGCTGGGTGCTCCCGTCATCACGGCAGCAGAGCCGACCTTTACTGAGAGCACGACGGTGACGATTACCGCTGCCGACGGTGCCACTATCTACTATACCCCCGATGGTACTATGCCTACCGTTGGCGGCGCTACGACACAAGTCTATACCGTTCCGTTCACTATCAACAAAACGACTACTATCAAGGCGATAGCCGTGAAGGACGGTGTGAGCAGTGACGTTTCTGAGAATACTTTTGTCGGCCCCAAGACGATTGCTGATATTTACGCGACGGCAGCCACTCAAGAGGACGTGTTGCTCTATCTGAATAATGCACAAGTGGTCTATGCCAAAGACAACAACTACATTCTCCGTGAGGATGGTCGTGCTCTTGACATATCGAATACCAGCCTTGAATTGAAGCAAGGTCAGTTTGTGACGGGTCCTGTGAAGTTGAATATTAGCTATACTTATGGTATATATAGCACTTGGGATGTTTATGGTGAGACAACTGCTGACAAGCTGACCATCACGGGAGCTGAATCTGCTGATCCGATACCCGTGCTCTGTGCTACGCTTGGAGAGGTGAAAAATCACCCCGGTGATTTGGTAAGAGTGGAGAATCAGTGTTGGTATGGTTCTTATTTCTATGGATATGCAAATAACACATACGACTATTTGCGTCTCTCCAATGCTTCGGCCTTTGATATGAGTGCTTATAAATATTATGATGTAACGGTATGGTATAATCAGGTTTACTATGGTCAACCAAAGGGCGAGGCTATTTCAGTTGAACCTGTCATAACCTACCTTGATTCCCCCATCATCACAGGTGACGAAAAATTTGTGGAGTCCACTACGTTGACCATCACTCATCCTGAGGCTGTTGTCACGATTAAATATACGTTGGATGGTACGAATCCTTTGAACACCACTTCTACGGTTTACACCTACACGAAGCCGCTTACATTGTCAGAGTCGGCTACGGTGTGTGCTGTGGCTACTTACAAGAATGTAACGTCAGACATCGCTACGAAGACTTTCACCAAGATCAGCCTCACCGATCCTTTGACGATTGCTGAGCTTGCTCTGCTCAAAACGAGCATCGACAATGCGACTGTTAGTCTGGTGAATGCGCAGGTGGTCTATACCGAAACAACTGAAGGAAAGCATAGCTATATCCTCCGCGAGGATGGTAAGGCACTTGACATTTTGAACAGTAGCCTTGCGCTGACACAGGGTAAGACCTATGCCGGCAACCTGAAGCTGAAGGTGACCTATATCGATGGCATCCTTACTGCTTCTGATATTGAGGGTGAAACCAATGCCGACAACCTGACATCGACGGGTGAGGAGTCTGCTGAGCCGCTCCCAATCGCTTGTGATATTACGCAGGCAAAGAACTATTTGGGCGATTTAGTGACGTTGTCGAATGTACAATTGGTTCTTGACGCAACAAGTGGGGATCGTTTCAACTATTATTCTTGGTATGATTATACGGATTATAATGTGTATATTTCTAATGCTGCGGACTTCGGCCTTAAAAACTCCCGCTATTATACCGCCACATTGTGGCTTGATGGTGTAAAGGTTACGGATCCGTTGGGTAAGATAATTGATGTCTATCCTTCGCAGCTCGATGCTCCTACGATCAATGGCGAAGAGGCGTTCGCTTCGAGTGTTCAGGTAGAGATAGTCTCTGACGAGGCAATCGCTGAAATCTATTACACGACTGATGGTACGGATCCCTCGAAGGAGTCCACGCGCTACACCGCCCCATTCACCATCACCAACAGCTGTACGGTGAAAGCCATTGCCACTTACAGAAATGTGGTCTCAAGTATTGCTGCCAAGGCATTTACAAAGTATGATCCTTATGCTGAGAAGACCATAGCAGATCTTGCGGATGCCAAGGAGAATGTTCCCATGGTAACTGTCCGTTTAGAGAATGCCAAGGTGGTCTATGGTGAGGGCAAGAGTTATATCCTCCGTGAGAATATCAACGGTAAAGATTATGCCCTTGACGTGCTGAGCACAGAGTTGCCGCTGACCGTAGGCGCAACGGTGTCGGGTACGGTAATGCTCAAAATCGGCTTCAAGCTCAACGTAGGCCATAACAATGGCGTGCTGAGTACGTCAGATGTTGCTGAAACCAATGCCGACAACTTGACTATTGTACCAGGTGCCAATACGTTGCCTAGTCCGATAGTGCTGGATGCAAGTAACTTCTCCAATGTCTATAACTACCCAGGAGATATTTTGGATCTGAGTGGAGTATATGGTTGGAATTATGTTTCCTTCCGTCAGCTTTGGATTGGAAATGTTGAGGTAAATCTTACCAATGGCGAGGATTATGACATCTCCAACAATGTTGTATATAATAATGTGTTGATTTGGTACAACGATGTCTATACCGACCAAACTCGTCCTTTGGCGAAGATTGTAGGCAAGAAGGAGAATTATGACTATACCTTGACTGCAGCAGGATGGGGTACGATCATCATCCCGTTCGACTGCGAGAAGCCCGAGGGTCTGACTATCTATGAGTGCACCAGCGTGAATGACGGTAAGTTGGTAGTCGAAGAGGTCAACTCCTTCAAGGCTAACACACCGTATCTTCTGAAGGGACCGAAGGATGTTGAAACGATCTATCCTCTTGAGGGCTATGCCGCCAAGCATGAAGACAAATATGAGAAGGGTGTGATGGTAGGTGTCTATAGCTGGCAGGAGCCTCCCGCAGACTCGTATGTCCTCCAGAATCAAGATGAAGGATTGGCCTTCTACCGTCACCTTGCTGGTAACGGAGTGGAAGTAGGTCCTAACCGTTGCTACATCAAGCCGCAGAGTGGAGAGCTCAAGAGCATCCAGTTCCCGGATGATGAGACGAATGGTGTAGCCTATGCCAACGCAACCGACTCTACGCTCGTCGATGTCTATACGACGGCGGGCGTCAAGGTGAAGCATCAGGTGGAGATGGGCAAGGCCCTCAACGACCTGCCTGCTGGCCTCTATATCATCAACAATAAGAAAATCGTCAAAAAGTAAACTACTATGGATAAGCGTAAATATATGAGGCCTATAAGTGAGGCCGTCACGGTGAAGAGTTCGCTGTCTCTTTTGGCTGGAAGTTTGCCAGGGCTGAGCGGAACAAGATATGACGAGAACGGAAAACCCGTTCTTATTGGACGAAAGCGAAACGATATAGCAAGGGAAGTCGATCCCTGGAGCTGGGAATGCGTCCTTTGGGATCAAGAAGCCAATGATGCCGAGGACGAGTAGTCTTTCCGCATTGAGCGCATAAACTAAGAATTGGTGTCTGCCATACAAGCAGTATGGGCAGGCACCATTTTTTCTTTCTGATGTCCAGTATTGTTGATGTAGTTTCCTAGTTGCTCAAACAAGGGGTGAAAAAAGATTTTTTTGTCGAATTTTGGGGGTTGAATTCTTTTTACTATCAAGCACGTAACGTATTTTAACAAGAATTGTTTTGTTGTGCTTCTCATTATGTAAGGGGGATAAAACGAAACGTATAAAAGTGGAGTGAGAGAGAAATCGTGGAAAGCGTTGATTTACAAAGGGTTTGAGGATGATGGACGAAATGAGAGGGAAAAACGAAACGTTACATTCGCTTTACATTTGCTTTACGTTTGGGCTCGATTTGAACGGTGTTTGAAGGGTATTGCTTTACATCGGGGCTGAGAATGTTATGTTTTGGGCTGTCCTGACGGCTGTATGGGGCATTTCGTGGGCTTCTGGGCGCGTATGGCTGCTCATGTGGGTGTTTTATCGTCTGGACATGGAAATGGGCGCTGGTGGGGCTTAAAACGGCTTGTTTGGGTGGTGATTGAATAAAGGAGGGTGTGGCTGCGGCCATGCCTTTTATTTTGCTTGTTTCTTGCTTTTTATGCTTGTAAATTCTTCCAAATAGTTGTTATTTGGTATATTTGCAAGCGAAAACGAATATTTTAGGAAACAGAAAGGAATGGTTATGACAAAGGTTATACATGTGCATTTGATACATGGGCGGAAGAACTACTACTTCGGCTCAATATCGGCGATTTATACGGTTTTGACAGAGGATGAGGTGGGTATAAAGAAAAGCTCGCTGCTACACGCCGGACTGGCTGACGGAGGCGTAATACTCAATAAAAAGGCTATGATCCGGCAGGGAGAGCTGATAAGAGGACCCAGAGCGGACAAAGAGAATAAATAAGGATGGCTTAAACGGCTAAAACGCTGATATAACGGCATTTGAACGGCTTGAACACTGATTTGAACAGTGGTCAAGCCGTTTTTGTGTTTTGGAGGCTATTGAGATTGGTGAAAATGGGCGTTTCTCGGGGTTGGGTGTGCAGTTGGGTGTGCGTTTGGGTGTGCATGGAAAAACGAAATGTTCAGAGAGGGTGTGCATTTGGGTATTCACTTTTAACATGGAAAACAAGTGATTGACCCCCTATATAACTCCGAATAAATTGTGATTGATGTCATTTTCGGGCGTTTAGGGGGTGGGGATAATTCCACGTTTTGACATGTTATAAACCTTTGCGGAATGTCGGGAACGCCCTGTTTATCGGGTTTTTGGCTGCTTTGCTACCCTATTATACCTATGTATGTGCGTGCGCGACACGTTTTGCGGTGTGGAGCGTGTGCGTGTTGCGTGTGACGTGAGTATCAGACGAGGCGAACGAGTCCGACAATGATGCTCAGGCTGCGTATGTCGTCGCGTGGGAGGAGAAAAGGGTGATGAACGCTGCTGTTTTCCGACACGCATAGAATGCTGTCGGCATGATCTACGCTTTCCTGCACTCGTTTGACGAGTACCCCCTGGCTCGTTTCGAGGACATAGACGGTACCCCATTGGAAGAAGCGGATGTCTGTGATTTTGCGACAAGCGAGGAGGTCGCCACTATAATATAGCGGCACCATGGAGTCGCCAGACACCCGGATAAGGAAGTTTGCCCCTTTGTTCTCGAACTCCGGTATGACATAGCGCTCGCAGTCCTCCAGACGTACCCCACCGCCGCTTTCGGCAGGAAAACCGGCGACAGCATCGAGCGGTATGAGTGGTATGCCCTCGCTGCTGCCATGGAGAACCTGGTGGGCTATCTCAACAGTGTGCTTAGGAGTCGGCGCATTATTATTTTCTGTTTCCTGAAGCATTGCTCCCTCACCAGTGAGCAGCCATGAGGAATCAACATATCTACACTTTGCGTATATAAGTTCAGCATCAAACGTATTACGAGCAATCCATGCACTTATTGTTTGGGCAGATACGCCCAAAAGCTTTGCAAATTGTGCTTTATTGCCTTTCGTATAATGCCTTATCAGCCCCTCTAACATCTTTGTTTTATCCATAATCTGCATATAAATCTACACTTTGTGGATAAAAATATCCCCAAAAGTTTTGTTAGTATCTACATTTTGTTTATCTTTGCAGCGTGTTTAAGATTAAACGCGCGGCCAAAGATAGTGAAAAAGGCCGAGAATTACAAATTTTAGCAATTAAAGAATATGAACGATAAGGAATTTGCATTGAATGCGGCGATGAACAGAATGCGCAAGAAGTTGAACCACCTGACGGGCGACATTGAAAGTTGGAAAGAGGACATGGTGAATGACTATGCAGAGTTTTTCCGCTGGCACGCCGACGATCTGTATGAAGCAATGGCCGCAAAGACGATACTGGAGCCTGTGTATGAGACAGCCAAGGGACTTGGTCTTGCGGCACTTGAGGAGTCTTTGCGCCACAATATAGAACACCTGACAGACGACCTGGTGTATGGTGATTTGGAGCGTCAGAGCACAGGCAAGATGAGCAACATGGCATACGGACTGGAGCTGAAGGCGAAACAGAAGATGATACAGTTCTTCAGTGCAGTTCAGACGGTAATAGCCGAGGGTAAGAAGATTGAAGGATAACACGGAAGTCCCAAAGGCTGCACTGGATAGTCAGCCGCCGCACTGGATAGTCGGCAGGGGCTGCCTCGGATGACGGCGGGAAAGACCGCAGGAGTGGCAGGTTTGCCATGCGCTGGATAGCCATGTGGGGTTCGACTCCCCTACACTCCACGAACAAAAGTAATAACGAACTAAAAACAGAGGACAATGAAAAGAGTGATAATAGTAACCCGCTCCCAACGGGAATTTTTGGCAAAGGCCTTCGGTGTGACGAAGGAGATGGTGAGCTACGCATTGAACTTTCACCCGGTGAAGGGTCAGAGCGACCTGGCAAAGAAGATACGCAGCCTTGCCGTTCAGCGTGGCGGTTTTGAGCTTGTTACGGCTCCTACGAGCGAGGTGGTGCATGACGCAGACAACATGATGCGCCAGCACTTCGAGAACGGCTGGATGTGGGAAGGCGACAAGAACACGGGCGTACTGGAGTTGAAGGACGAGAAAGGCGATGTGGTGGAACGCATCGAGCACGCCGGGTTTACAGACATCAAGACCGTGCAGGAGAAGGTGGAAGCCATGTGCTGCACCACTATGTAAGGAGAGAACCGCAAGAAGGAAAACAAAGATAAAAGGAAATGGAGTACTACAACAAGATATTGTGCGTGACGTTTGCCGAGCTGACGGGCGGCAGAGACCCCGTGATGAAGGCGAACACGCTGAAATGCAACGTGCAACGCAGCAACATAGCGTGTGCACGTCGTGGCGGCGGCGAGGGAACTCAGGCACTGTATGTGTGGAGCAGTATTCCGGAGAAGTACAGACGGCGGTTTGTGGCGACATACGGCGACCCAGAAGAAAAGATGCGAGAGGCTATGACAAAGGCAAGCATAAAGATAGATGCGAAGGCGCGTGAGTATTACGAAGCCTACACCTATATGGACAAGGACGGGCAGGAACGCCACCTGACGGAGAAGATGATAGAGGAATATACCATCAACGCCTCGGTGCTTGGCGAGCTGGAGAAGATGGCGGCAAGACGCCAGGCCATCCGCAGCAGCTTGAACGCTCCGATGTTGGGTGCGTGGGACTTGATACTTGACAGTTCGGAACGTATGCGCGAGAGCTACGGCCACACGCTCCCGGGCACATTGGCGCGACTGAAGACGCGACTGAAGGCTTGGAAGGCCGATGGTTACCAGAGCGTGGTGAGCGGTAAGCTGGGCAACTCATCGGCACTGAAGATAACCGGTGACTTTCTGAAACTGATTGTAGCTTTGAAGCGCAGCAAGGTGCCGGTATACACCGACGCGCAACTGTTTGAAAAGGCGAACGAGATAGCTGAGGAAAGAGGCTGGAAGCCGATAAGAAGCCTGAGCGGTATGAAGAAATGGCTGAACAGCCCTGCGGTGGAGCCTTTATGGTATGACGCCGTATATGGCGAGCAGGCTGCGCGTCAGCGTTACGGCAGAAAGCACAAGACTGCACTTCCGACACGCAGGGACACACTGTGGTATGGTGACGGCACGAAGCTGAACCTTTACTATAGGGACGAGCAGGGCAAGGTGCGGACGACCCAGGTGTATGAGGTGATCGACGCGATGAGCGAGGTGCTTCTGGGCTACTGCATCAGCGACACAGAGGACTATGAGGCCCAATACCACGCCTACCGCATGGCAATCCAGAAGAGCGGCCATAAGCCTTATGAGATTGTTTATGACAACCAGGGCGGCCACAAGAAGCTGGATTCTGACGGCTTTATCGGGAAGATCTGCAGGGTGCACCGCCCGACACAGCCCTACAACGGCGAGTCGAAGACGATAGAGAGCGTGTTCGGACGGTTTCAGGCGCAGGTGCTGCATAAGGACTGGCGCTTCACGGGTCAGAACGTGACGGCGAAGAAGGCGTCGAGCCGCCCGAACGTGGAGTTTATCGAAGCCAACAAGGACAGTCTGTACACTCTGGAGGAGCTGAAAGATGCCTATGCCGCAGCCCGTAAGGAATGGAATGAGGGTGTGCACCCTGCCACCGGTGAGCGTAGGATAGACATGTATGAGAAGAGCGTGAACGAGGAGACCCAGGAAGTGACGCTGCACGACATGGTGGACATGTTCTGGGTGTTTACGAAACGCATGGCGACGTTCACGGACCAGGGACTGCAGGTGACGATCAAAGGCGAGAAGCGGCAGTACGAAGTGTGCTCTTCGCCCGGTGTCCCCGACCACGAGTGGCGAAGGAAACACACCTACGAGCGTTTCATCGTGGCTTACGACCCTTACGACTTTGCGAGCATCAGACTCTATACAAAAGGCACAGACGGCTCGTTGCGCTTTGAGCGGACTGCAGAACCCTACATACTGATACACCGAGCGCTGCAAGACCAGCAGGGGACGGACGATGCGAAGTTTATCCGCCAGGAGCAGGAAGCCAACCTTCAGGATCGCATAGAGCGTACGGTGGCCGGCCGGACGATAGCCGCCGAGCATGGCACGGACGCGGAGCAACAGGGTCTGCACTCGCCGAAGTTGAAGGGCACGACGGCAGCCGTGCAGCGGCAGATAGACCACCGAATGGAGCGTTACTCGCAGCCGCCTGAGCAGTACCAGCTGGGAAGACACACGAAATCGCTGAGCCTTGACGACTGGCTGGACGTGATGGACGGCAAGGCCGATGACGAAATGAGGATACCGCTACTTCCGGAGAAGAAGATAGCATCGAAACTATAAGAACGAAAATAAAGACCAAACGATATGAACGAGAAACAGAAAGAACAGATACGCGAGGCCCTGCGCCTCTATGTGATGAAATATCCGAGCCAGAACAAGGCTGCAGCCAGTCTGGACGGCACGAGTGCCGGCACGGTAAGCTCAGTGCTGAGCGGCAAGTGGGAGAACATCAGCGACGACATGTGGCGAAAGATAGCCTCGCAGGTGGGAACCGCCACCCCCGGTGCCTGGCAGATGGTGGAGACCACGGCAGCAAAGGAGATGGCCTATGCGATGACTGACGCCCAGGAATGGAAGAACGTGACCTGGGTGGTGGGCGAAGCCGGATGCGGCAAGACCACGGCAGCGCGGCTTTACGAGCGTGAGCACAGCGGTGCCTACTACATTCTGTGCTCGGAAGACATGAAGCGCAGCGACTTTATCCGCGACATTGCGAAGAAGATAGGTCTGAGGACTGACGGCATGACGATAAGAGACATGCTTGACGCGATCATCGGCGCGCTGATACAGACGGAGAGCCCGGTGCTGCTGTTCGATGAAGCTGACAAGCTGACGGAAAGGGTGTTCCACTACTTCATAGACCTGTATAATAGGCTTGAGGACAAATGCGGCATCGTGTTTTTCTCGACCTCTTATATCAAGCGCAGGATGAAGATGGGACTGCGTTATGACAAGAAAGGCTATAACGAGATACACTCCAGGATAGGACGCAAGTTCTTCGAGCTGGAGCAGACAAGTCCGAACGACGTTTATGCGATCTGCGTGGCGAACGGACTGACCGACCGCAAGAAGATAGCTGAGGTGGTGAAGGACGCCGAGCAGTATGACTTCGACCTGAGGAGGGTGAAGAAAGGTGTACACAGAGTGAAGCAGATGGACGCTTGAACGGTGTTCAAATAACATTCAAACGATATGAAAAGAGCGATAAGCGTGAGCGAGCTGCTTGCGATGAAGAAGCAGACCTACAAGCTGAGCGACGAGTGGCGGGAGGCGTTCGGCGAGCCTGAGCGGAACGGTGTGTGGTTCGTGTGGGGTCGAAGCGGAAGCGGCAAGACGAGTTTCGTGCTGAAGCTGTGCAAGGAACTATGCCGATTCGGGCGAGTGGCTTATGACAGTCTGGAGGAAGGTTCGAGCCTGACGATGAAGAACGCCTTTATACGAGCCGGGATGCAGGACGTGGCACGCCGAATGGTGCTGCTGGATGCCGAGAGCATGGAGGACCTTGACAAGCGGCTGTCTAAAAGGAAAAGCCCCGACACGGTGGTGATAGACTCCTACCAATATACGGGCATGAGCTTTGAGGACTATCTGGCTTTCAAGGCCCGGCATCCCAACAAACTGCTCGTCATCATCAGCCAGGCCGAAGGCACACGCCCGAAGGGGCGTACAGCGGTGAGCGTGATGTTTGATGCCTCGCTGAAGATATGGGTGGAGGGATATAGAGCCATATCGAAGGGGCGATATTTCGGGGACAAGGGCTACTACACCATCTGGGCGGAGCGAGCTGAAGAATATTGGACCAACAACGACAAGAAGCAATGAGCAAAGATATGAACGACTACCGGCAGGGTGACACGATATACATCCTGCTGAAGAAGATCCAGGCGGAGGGTGTGATGGACGAATGGCTGGAGGGTAACTGGCAATGTGACCTAACGGTACACCGCAGTCAGAAGAACAAAGGGTGTGTGGTGCTGGAGACCACCGACCTGATGTTTGCGGCACGGATTATCCAGTGGCACACTTATGAGAAAGTAACATATAAGCGACCAAGCAACAAAAAACGATGAACATGATGGACGATACGATAGAGCAAATCGTGAAGGCGGCAAAGGAAGCCGTGAAGTGCTACGGCGGTGACGACCAGTACATGATATTGGAAGAGGTGAGCCGCCGTCTGCAGGAAGAAGGCCACACCGCCCTTATGGTGGAATACTTAGGAGAGGAGGTGGTGAACGATGAGCAGTAAGCACCGAATGATATGGCTGACGCCACCAGTTTACGGCAGCAAGGAAGAACGGATTGAGAGCCGAGGATATACTTGCGAATACTGTCATGGTCAGGGCGGTTTTTTAGGCGACCGGAGCAGCCCGACCGACAGCGAATGGAAAATATGCCCTGTGTGTGAGGGCAGCGGCAAGATGGACGCCGAAGTGACCATCAAGTGGAAACCCAACAAACGAGAAAATGACAAACAAAGAACCCATAAATATTGACGCAATGAAAGTTTTAGACGAGTTGAAAGCGTGGCTGAACGCAGAGCGCAAGGCCCGCAACGAGAAAAAGGCTGCGAAGAAAGCAGCTGCCTTAGTGAGAGAGAGCGAAGCAATAGTTCAGGCGCGCGAGTTCAGCGGTGAGATGTACGTGTGTTTCAACAACGTGCCTATACTGCCAGCCGACGGGCTGACCTGGGACGTGCCGACGACACTTGCCGTGGCGAGGGAGGCGTGGCTGAAATGGAAAGAAAAGGAGGCTGAGCATGAACCACGTCGATAACTACGGGAAGTTCTACAAGCTGCTGAAGCTTTTGCCAGGTGCGGACAAGGAGACCTTGGTGCGGCAGTTTACCAACGAGAGAACAGAGCACTTGCGCCAGATGACCGACAAGGAGTATGAGCTTATGTGCAATGAAATGGAGCGTGTGGCGGGCTATGACGAACGGCGTGCCGCTCTGCTGAAGGCGAAGCGCAAGGCGCGTAGCGGCGTGCTGCACCAGATGCAGCTGTGGGGTGTGAACACGGCAGACTGGCAAGCCGTGGACCGCTTCTGCGAGGACAAACGGATAGCGGGCAAAGCTTTCCGCTTCCTGGACAGCGAGGAACTGGCAACCCTGAACACGAAACTGCGTGCCATGAACCGCAAGAAGAAAGAAAACGAGTAATGAACCCATAAAAAGAAAAGACAATGGAAACAAAGAACGAGACAGTGGACCCCTTGAAGGGTATGACAAAGGAGCAGCGTGCCGAACTGTTAGCACGGCTGCAGACCGAGGTAAAGAACGACCGCATGGCGAAGCGCGAGAGCTACGAGGCGCTGCGTGGGCAGTTTATGCATGACGTTCTGGGCAGAGTGGAGAACTTGGAGAGCGAGGTTTCAGGCTTCAAGAAATGGCTTGACGACGAGGTGACGGCTTTCACGAAACTCATGCGCGAGTATGGCGCTGTGAAGAACGAGAGCCAGCAGAGCTACACGATCACTGACGGGGACTTCAAGCTTGAGGTGAAGTTTAACAAGGTGAAGGGTTTTGACGAGCGTGCAGACCTTGCGGCCGAGCGCCTTGTGGACTACCTGAAACGCTACATGGAGGCGAGCGAGAAGGGCGTGGAGGACCCGATGTACCAGATGGCGATGACGCTTCTGGAACGCAACAAGACGGGCGACCTGGACTACAAGAGCATCTCCAAGCTTTATGAGCTGGAGGACCGCTTTGACGAGGAGTATGCAGAAATAATGCGTCTGTTCAAGGAAGCCAATGTGGTGCAGGCCACGGCTACGAACTACTACTTCTCCAAGCGCAATCCGGAGAACGGTGTGTGGAGCCGCATAGAGCCGAGCTTCTGCAGGTTGTGAGCCGTGTGGCATAAGCCTCGCCAAGCCTTTTTTAGCCTTTCTGCGTAACGGGAGGGCATGAATTGAAGAAAGCCACCTAAATATGAGTGATTTAGGTGGCTTTTTGATTGCGGTTTAAGGGAAAAAGTTTATTTTTGCAAACTATGAAAAAAGGAAGGAATAAAGAGCTGATAAAGCTGAGGGACGAGGCTCTGTACCGCCGTTACTATTACTGGACGGAGGTGCAGCGCCTACGTTTTGATGATGCCCTAAAGCTTCTTTCAGAACGCGAGTTCTTTATTTCGGAAGAGCGCATCATGAGCATCATCAGACGCAAGTGCAGGGAGGGTGGCGCGGTGGACGTGAAGCCCCTGCCGAAGGTGAAGGTGCCGAGACTGACGGCGAAGCAGCTGGAACTATTCCCCACGCTGTAGCTCCCGCGCCGAGTCGTCGTGGATACGGAACGAGAACGTGTACTCATAGGCCTTGACGCCAGCTGGGAGCGAATAGAAACGCGACTTGGTGCGCACGAGCACCGTCATAGAATTGTTCGGCCGGAAGCCCTGGAGAGCAGCATAGACACGGTTTGCCATTAGCAAACGCTCGGCGACCTTTGACTCCGTGCCCGATCCGTAGTGCGTATCGTCGTAGCAATCGACCGCGAGACGGACGGAGAAAAATACCGTGCCCCGCTGCCCACCCCCTGTAAGATTTTCCCAATCGGCTTCGAGATTGCCGATGAGGACACAAGGGAACGTGACGGGATAAGTTTCCTCTTCGAGTCCAGCTTCGAGTTGTCCGTAGTCCTCATCGACGAGAGTGAGTTCAGGCATCCGTTCAGAGATGCGCTGAATGAAAAGTGAAAAAAGTTCGTCCATAGTGATTTACGCGTTTAAGATGTTATGAATTTCGGTTGTAATTTTCTGTTGCACCTTATCCGATAGTTCACGGCTGTCGCCGATGAACTGTCGCTGCGGTATGCGGATATTGAGTTTTGTCTTTTTGGTGAGTGCAAGCGCCTTCCATCGGCTTGCTCTCGGATTTTCGGCAGCAGCCGCCATTTTCTTTTTCTTTGTTTTGCCCGATTTGGCCCGTTTGATGCCGGCCTCCTTGTAGAACATCGCCCACGCGAAGCGTCGCATCTTGTCGGTGACGGCAGGATGCGTGGAGCCTCCCCAGTTGTGAAGCGGCGCATAGAGGAGGTCGTTGGCGATGATGACGCTGGCATCTGCTGGTGAGTATTTGATAGACGCAAAGAGATGGTTGCGGCCGGAAAGCAGCGGTCCGTATTGCGAAGCAGCACTTTTACCACCCGACTGCTGTCGTCGCGTTTCAGGCCACCGCGTGAGCCCATTGTTGAGGAAGCCCTGCAAACGGAAGTTATTCTGGAAATGGTCCTTAGCCATACGCCCGATGAGAACCGGGAGTCGGCGATGTATAAGCCTGTTCAGCTCCTTTTGATGTGTTTCGAGCTGACGGATGAAAATTTTCTCGTCCATAATGATTGATTTTGAAATATAATGTTTACCTTTGCAACAGAGGTGATAATAACGATGATGGCAGTAGGTAGCCGAGCGGTCTTCGGAGCGCATATCGTAGGTTCGATTCCTATCGTTATTGTCACCTTATTTTTATGTATCTGTCTTCATCCAGATTATATTGTTGTGTTATACCTGCTGTGATGAATGCGTTTGCTATAAATTTGGTACCATTGGCTTTTAATTTGTAATTTGGTTCAACGACAAACTTTTGCACTTTCCCGTTTTGGTATGTGGCAAAAATGATGTTAGCCTTTTCCGTGTCGAAATACATGCTGCATGATGCGATGTTTTCGACAAAGAACTTCAATTCGTCAGGACTTACCGACTTGCCGTTATTCTTCTTGAAATCTCGTAAGGCATGAAGTACCCTTTGGTCAGAGAGAAATATATCCTTAGATTCCAAATCAACCCCATGCTGTTTGATTTTTGCAACTTCACGATCGCTGAACGAATAGAAACTGCAAGCAGTCTTTCTGGCTATCATATCCTTTGCGACATTATCGACAAGCGACTTTGCCGTAGCGGCTCCAGGTTGCTGTATGGCACGATTTATCTTGCTGCAGTTATAGCAGTGTTTCTTCTCGTTTCTAAAGACCCTCATCAATCTATTTTTCAACCCCTTGTTGAAAGGACACGAGGCGCACGACTTGGGGAAGTACGGATGCGACTGCGAGAACGTGGCCTTGTCGGTGCCAGGATTGGTGTCGAGCCCCGGCTGCGGTGTGCTGTGCTTGTCGCCCATGGGCGCAGCGGTACACGGCTCGTCGGTGGATGTCAGCGAGCACTTGCAGTTCCATCGGTCGCCCGGTCGGTGTTCAGTCCAGAACGGATCGTTGATGGGTCGGACCGTGTTCCAAAAGAGCTGATGGTCGGCACCAGGATTGGGCGATGTGGATGGCATCCATTTGAGGTTGGGGAGCACATCCGCCTCACGGACGAACTGCTGCCAGTCGGCCGCCTGGTGGGCACGGAGAACCGCCGTGTCGTACTCGGTACGGAGCCATGCTCCACACTGGTGCGAGGCGATGGGTAGGACATCGTTTGCCCACTGATTGAACGGCTTTAAATCGCCGTTTGAATCGGTGAGGAGTCTTGCCATGTCTGACTGCATACGGTGGACCTTAAAGGCAGAGAACACCTCGTTGGAATGGCGTAGCGCCTGACGGAAATCGTCATCGAGGTCGGGCACATCGGCTGCAGCCATCCCATCGGCTGTAGCCTCGTTGAACCGACGGAGGATGGCGCGGAACAGTTCGGGCGAGAGGTCGGTGGGAGACTGCGCCTTGCCCCGACGGTAGATGTTGTGGAGAACCTGCGCGATGAAGTCGTCGGAGAACTCCATTGACGCCGCCACATCGGCAGCCTTGGCCTGGTATAGGCTGTTTACTACCACTCTAAATCCGCCCCGACGTGTTGCGGGGCTTTGGCGAAAAAAGAGCGTAGCCAGTTTTTGAACGACTTTTTCTGTTTTGGGGACGGTTCGGGCGTGTTGCTACCCTTGCCCTCGGAGTCGTCGGGGTCGTCGTCATTATCGTCATCATCATCGTCAGTGGGGAACTGCTGACCAGAGAGGGAGGCAAGCGCCTCCTTTTTTTGTTGCTGCTCGGCTTTCAGCTTGTCGTAGTTGTCCGGCTTCTCGATGCCGAACTCCTCGTAGAGATATTCGTCGGAAACTGGGAGCTGGAAGTTGGCGCGCAGCTGCGTGAGGATGTTCATCTTGGTGGACGGGTCGATGTCCTTCTGCTCGGGGAAACAGAACTCTCCGCCAAAGGTGTTGATGCCCATGCGCTGGAATATGTCCGTCATGTCGTAATTGAGCACATCGAGGATGTATCGTCTGTCGGCCTGCGCCACTCGGTCCTCCACCTTCTTGTGTACCGTGCCGAGCGCCTGCGTTCCGTTTTCTGAGGATTCGGTGGTGAGCGTGTTGCCGAGAATGAGCTTGGAAATCTCGTTATTGCAGCGCTCGCAAAGCCGCTCGTACACATCCGCTGAGCCAGTCTTGTTGCCCGCCTCGACGAGGTTGAGCGTGGTGTCCTTGCCATGGACAAAGACGGCGAGCGAGCCGGCATTGTAGGCATCGTCGATGGCTCGCTGTCGTGAGTCCTCGTCATCGGTCTCGTAAGTGTACTCCTGAATGGGCATGCCAAAGACCTCGGAGAACTGTGACCAGTCGCCAGTGGTGTTGCGCTTGTATATGACCCATGGTGCAGCCTTGGCGAGGAGTCCGAGGTCAGATGGCGATCCGATGAAAAGCAGGTCGGGGTATTCGTCCCATGAGGTGCCGGTGATGTCGGTCTGATGTCGTAGTATGAGTCGGCGCACCGGGTCGGCGTGCTTTCTTGGAATGAGGTCGTAATCGACCCATTCGCCCTGGCGATAGAACTGGCAGAGGGAGAAGCCCCACATCTTTGCATCGATGATGTCGGTGACGAGTCGTGAGAACCATGGTGACTTGATCTGCTCATTGACCGCCTCGTCGGGCTTGCCGTCTCGCCAAAACTCGATGTCGGAACAGAGTACTGCATTGCGTCGTTTCTCGATGACGCATGAAAGATGGGTGTCCATGAGTATGTCGGAGTAAAGGTCGTAGAGTTTGTATCGTCGCGAGAAATCGACATCCTCTGCCGCCCGGACAGCCGAAGTGAAGTCGGCGATGTCGATGCCGAAGCGCTTTGGCTGCGTGAGTACAATGACATTTGGGCGCAGCTGTCCCTGCTGCGGAATGTTTCCGCCTATGGTGATTTTGCCCTTTGGGGCTTTGCTATACTTTCGTTTTGTCATAATCAGAATTTTTAATTGTCAGTTACCAGTGATTGACGCGTTTGGGGTTGCTTTTCAAGTGGAATGGCGCATGTGTTGCACGCACGTCCTCGGGCAGGAGCGGTGCCCCCTCGATGGAGATGTCCTCTGCGGCGACCGCCTTCATCCACTCGACAGCCCGGTCGTAGCGGTCCTTGCGCAGCTGCGAGAGTTTCTGCGGGTTGTGAATACAGAAGATGTGGTATACGGCGATGTCTATGACCATCATGAGTACGAGCTGGAGTCGGTCAGACCCAGTGGCCGCGAAAATACGGTCGCAGTCGTATCGTTTGGAGAGATAGCACCGCATTTCGGCGATGGCCCGATCCTCACAAATCTCGATGACCGATTCGTCGGCTCTGGTGAGCGCATCGAGAATCTCGCGGTGAATGGAGGCATCGTAGTCGGAAAGTTGTACGAATTGGCTCATATATACATTGTTTAGAATTTATAATCTTCGTTTGTTGCGTGTGCGTATGTCGGCACGCGAGCGTGTGAGGGGCGGTTCCGCCCGGTGCTGAATCTCGTCGATGATGCGATTGCCGCCCTCTACGGCATCAGGACCGTCGGCCGGATAGCGCAGGGAGAGGGTGAAGAGCGTGAACTGGTCGAGGAGCTCCTTCATGTGGGGATTGTCGCGTTCCGCCTCGTTGAGTATGAGATTGCCGGCACGGTTCATCGGTTCGAGGTTAGCTTCGATACGTGTTGCCTTGTCGGTTTTTTTCTCCTCGTCTCCTCGTATGTAGAACTGTACGCCCTGCTCGCGTCGCACCTTGGCGACGAGCGGCTTAAATACCTGCTGAAAGAACGGGTCCTGAAGTTTGTTGTTCTCCATGTAGCAATAGACTGGAGCACGACCTCCGACAAATGCGAGCAACTGCACATACCAGTCGATGAACTCGGCATTGAGCGCCTGAGCCAGAAACGTCTTTATGACGTACAGCTTGCCGGAGAGCTTGCCGAGGAGTGAGACCGTCTTGAACGACTTGCCTTTTTTGCCCTTGCCTTCGCCCGGAGCGGGGTCGCCGTAAGCCACGAGGAACTTGAACTTGGAGAGCTGTGGCACCTTCCCGAAAGTCATCTCGGAGAAAATCTCGCCCTCTGAGATGGGGTTGTTGAAGTACTCGCCCTGTGCTGACTTCTTGGAAATCTTGGCGAGTACACGGTCGATGTGCTCCTCTGAGTTTTTCTCGGGCCATGTGGAGTGTCCGTCCTTGTCGCGGATATTAACGATGTCCCAATGGTCGGCCATTGCTCCTGCGCGGACGACACAGCAGTCCTTGGCGATGATGTTGCCGCAGAAGAGCACCAGTGTAGGCTCAGAGACAGAGCGCGTGGGGTAAAGCGCCTTCTCCCACCAGTCCCATCGTTTCTGTATGATGTCGGGATTGAGTGTGTCCTGGTCTGTGTCGAAGTCATCGACAATCAATACATCCGGGCGGACGGCATCCTTTCTGGAGCCACGTGGCGATTGCCCTGCACCAAGTGCACGGAATGCCACGCCCTGCTTGGTGATGAACTCATCCTCCGTCCATGAGCCGAGCGACTGCTGCTTTCCGTAGTAGGCGATGATGCGCCCGTTGGCCTCGAGGTTGGCCCGGAACGGGTCGAGCAGTCGGACGGCATTGTCGAAGGAATTGGATGTGAGTATGACATTTCGTTTAAGCCCGGTGAGTGTGAGGTACATGATGCAGAACATGGCACAAGTGGACTTGGCGAGCTCCCGGCTCCATGAGATTACCTCGAACCACTCGGGATTGGAGAGAATGCGTCGTATGGCCCTTTTCTGAAAAGGTGCGAACTCATACTGTGCGAAGTTCGGGAAAAAGAATTTTATCCATTCGAGCGGGCGTGCCTCAAGCCATGCACGGTGCTTCTGTATTTCGGCCTGTGACATGGAGCGATCGACGGGCGTTGCGCGCGCGATGTTGTCCTTGAACTTTTCCCAGTTCTGTAGTGCTATACGGTCAGTCTGTTTCATACGCTGTTAGAGTTTGTCCTTGATGTAAGCGTCGAAAAACGAGGTTAGCTCCTTTGCCTTGTCGAGGTCGGATGGTCGCATCCATTCGATGACATCAGTGAGCACAGCGATGCGGTCGGCGATGCCCACCTCTTGCTCCATGTTTCGTATTGCTGATGTGAGCTTCACGATAGTGTCAGCCTGCTTAGCATCAGGGTATCGTTGCCCCTCTGGTTTGAGCTGTATTGCGTTGTTGACTTCGGCTACCTGACGATAGAGGCTTTGTACCTGCTCACGTCGTGTGAGCGTGAGTCCGACCTTCTGTTCCTCCCATTTGCCGGCTCGGCACCAGTTGGAGACCGTGACGCGTGACACTCCCACACGGTCGGCAATCTCCTGCTGTGTGAGGTTTTCTCGGAGATAAAGCGTGCGAGCCCACTCCTTTTTCTGTGTATTGGTTAAATCTGCCATTGAAAAATCTGTTTATAATGTGAATAAATGCAGTGCAAAATTACCGTGAAAAGGAGTGAATCCGAGCGAGTGAAAAGCATGACGACAAGTTGTGGCGTTATGATGCCGCCATAACGTTTCATGATAAAACAGGGGGTATGGAATGAGGTCGGAAAGCCATTAACTTTGCAACCGCAACATGGGCAAACCGCCCGACAAAAAAGGAGACAATGAGCAATTTTTTCAATATCAAGAAAGCGGCAAGCGTGAGCACCATCTACATGTATGGCGACATCGGCTACGAGGTGGCGAGCGGTCAGATAGCTGCCGAGCTGGCAGCCTGCGCCGAGGAGAGCGAGCGCATAGACATCCGCATCAACTCGAACGGCGGCGACGTGTTCAGCGGTATAGCCATCTACAACGCCATCCGCCAAAGCAATGCCGACATACGTCTTTATGTGGACGGTGTTGCGGCGAGCATGGCGAGCGTGATAGCGCTGTGCGGCAAGCCAGTGGAGATGAGCCGGTACGCGCGTCTGATGCTTCACAGCGTGAGCGGCGGCTGCTACGGCAACAAGCAAGAGATGGCGAAGTGCATCGCGGAGATAGAGAGTCTGGAGGACAGTCTGGGCGAGATGTACGCCCAGCGCATGGGCATGAGCAAAGAAGAAGTGAAAGCCCAATACTTTGACGGGACAGACCACTGGCTGACGGCGCAGGAGGCCCTGCAGATGGGTCTGATAGACGGCATTTATGATGCGGACCCCGTGGCTGAGGACAGCACCCCAGAGGAGATATACACGACATTCAACAACCGGCTCAGGAACGAGCCACAAAAAGCGAACGATATGACATTAGAAGAACTGAAGAAACAGGCGCAGTTTAAGGACTGCAAGAGTGATGAAGAAGTGGTGGCGAGAGCTCAGCACTATGCGACCCTTGCCGGCAAGGCACAGACCTTGGAGGACGAGAACAAGGACCTGAAGACGAAGCTGAAGGGCTTTGAGGACAAAGCCGAGGCAGACGCAGAGGCTGAGCGCAAGGAACTGCTGGACGCAGCTGAGCAGGACGGCCGCATCAACGCTGAAAGCCGCCCGACCTTCGAAAATATTCTGAAGGGAAACATGGACGAGGGCAAGAAGGTGCTTGCGGCCCTGACCCCGAAGCGCAAGGTGATGAACGACCTGCATGTGCAGCCCGGCGTGAGCGACGGACCATGGGAGCAGCGCCAGAAGCAAATCAGGGAAGCGCGCATGAAGCGCCAGTTCCAGTAAAGGACTAGAGACAGAAAAACCATAAAAAGGAAAACAAATGGCAATAGTAGTAAAGAACACGAACTACAACGGCGAGGTGCTGGAGCGCATCCTGACCGTTGCGACCACTGGCAACGAGCTTGTGGACAAGGGACTCATCATGGTGATTCCCGGTGTGGAAAAGAAAATCAGCGTGCCACGCCTAAAGGCGGGCAAGATGCTGCAGAAGCGCAAGGAAGACCCTCAGAAGAGCGATGCCCAGGGAGACTTCAATTACAGCGAGCAGACCTTGGAGCCCCACGACTTCATGGCGTTCACGGTGTTTAACCCGCGAGCTTTTGAGCAGATATGGAGAAAGTGGCAGCCTAAGGGCAACCTGGTGTTTGCGGAACTTCCTCCCGAGGCCCAGAACGCTCTTCTGGAGGCGCTGTCGAAGCAGGTGCAGTTTGAGCTTGGCAACCTGTTTGTGAACGGCGAGTATGTGAGCGGCGGCACCGACGACCAGCTTATGGACGGCATATTGACGCAAGCTGCCAAGGCAAACGACGTGATTGTGGTGAACCCTGAGGGCCCCACCTCGATGATAGACCGCTTGTATGCTGTGCGCAACGCCATCCCCAAGGCGATGCGCGAGAACCCGAACCTGCGCATTCTGATGAGCGTTGACGACTTTGACCAGTACGACAAGGAGCTGACAGAGCGTGAGCACAAGAACTCGAACGAGAGCGAGGTGAACAGCAAGCGCTTCAAGGGCATCGCCATCGAGACTGTGGCCGCCTGGCCAGACTCGCTCATCATGGCGACGCTGTGCTCGCCCGATGCGGACGGCAACTTCTTCGCTGCGGTGAACCTTCAGGACGACGAGAGCGTGATCCAGATAGACAAGCTGAGCAACCCATCGGAGCTGTACTTCTTCAAGCTGCTGATAAAGGCCGACACGAACGTTGGCTTCGGCGAGGAGATTGTGGTGATGGACTGGAGAAAGACCAAGAAGTTCACTTACGTGCCCGAGGGATAGAAACTGGGAACGGCGGAGTGCGTGGAAACGCCTCCGCCCAGATAACAAATACAACTAAAATAAAAAAAAGATTATGGCAGAGAAAAAGACAGTGAGTGTGAAGGTCGTGGCAAAGTTTCGCGACAAGGAAGACCTGAGCGTGGTGCACGAGGCAGGTGAGGTGCTTGAATTTGAGCAGGATCGTGCCCAGGACGTTGTGGACCGCGGTCTGGCAGAGTATGCTGACCCCATCGGCTAGGCTATGGCAAGGATGAAATATCTTGTGCTGCACTGCACAGCCACGCCTGAAGGCCGTGAGGTAAGCTCTAAAGAGATACGCCACTGGCACACTGACCCGGTGAAGAAGGGCGGCAGGGGCTGGAAGCAGGTGGGGTACACCGATTTGTTCCATCTGGACGGAACAGTGGAGCGCCTGGTGAAGAACAACGAGGATGCCGAGGTGGCCCCCTGGGAGGTGACGAACGGTGCTGCGGGCTATAACTCGGTGAGCCGCCATGTGGTGTATGCCGGCGGTCTGGCAAAGGACGGCAAGACGGCTAAGGACACGCGCACGGCGGCACAGCTGAAGGCCATGACTGACTACGTGAGGAACTTCCATGAAAGGTTTCCACAGATCAAGATTGTGGGTCACCGTGACCTGCCCGGCGTGAATAAAGCCTGCCCGAGTTTTGACGTGAAGGCATGGTTAGAGAGCATCGGCATCAGGCAGTAAGGAGAGTGTGAAAACAGAGTAAATAACGAATAAAGAGAAAACAAGGATGGCGGACACAGTAATCATGCAAATCCTGCAGTGGGCTATACCCTCGGGCGGCATAGGTGCCGCCATCGCTTGGGTTGCGAACCGCAAGGTGAAGGAGGCCGAGACGGCGAAGAGCGTTCATGACACCTACAAGGTGATGTACGAAGACGTATCGACGCTGCTTGTGGAAACGCAGAAGAAATATGAAGAGACGACAAAGATCACTGAGAAACTGGTGGCTGAAAACAACCTCACGCGACGTGCTGTCAACCGTCTGTCGCGTGCCATTGAGGCTATTCAGCTATGTCCTCACAGGGGTGCTTGTCCTGTCAGCAGCGAGCTGCAGCTCGACGAGACAGACGGTGAGGTCGGAAAACAAAGTGTCGGCAAGCGCAGTGCAAAAGGACAGCGCAAGCGCCGCGACGAGCGTGATGAAGGCGTGGTGGACGGCACCGGTGAAGGCGGACACGGCATTGCTGGAGATAGCGCTTGACTCCGGTCTGTGGCGACTGCCTGAAGGAGCGAGCTATGCTGCGAGCTCGGGCCGTGCGCATGTGAAGGCGAGTGTGAAGCAGAACGCGGGCGGTAAGCCTCCTACCCTGGTGATAGAGAGCGGCTGCGACAGTTTGGCGCGGCTGTGTGCGTATTATGAGGCGGAGAACGAGCGCCTGAGCGTGAAGAACGCGCATCTTCAGGACAGTGTTCAAACGGCGGTTGAAGAACGTTCGAAAGAGCGAGGGCTGTGGTGGGTGGACTGGTGTGTATTTATTGCAGGCGGAATAGTCTGCACGGTAATAACAATTTTAACAATGAAGATTTATGGCAAAAAGTGTTTTAGACGGAACTGACCTTATCCTTTCCATGGGTACCAATGCCCTCGGCTTTTCCACCGGTTGTAAGGTGTCCACATCAGCGGAGACCGGTGAACGTGTGACTAAAGAGGCATCTGGTGGCAAGTGGAAGGAGTCTTACATCAAGAGTTTCTCCGAGCAGATTACCGCCGATGGTGTTGTGCTTACTGACGGCACGGATGAGGTGCCATCGTATGACCAGTTGAAGGACGCAATGCTTAAGGGTGAGCCTGTGGAGGCTGCGTACAATCTGCGTGAAGGAGACAAGCGCACTGGTAAAGCCACTGGCGGATATAAAGGCAAGTATCTGATTACATCTCTTGACCTTGACGCACAGGCCGGTGACGATGCCAAGTATTCAATCACGCTTCAGAACAGCGGCAAGGTGGAAAAAGTGGGAACGGGTATCACAGACACCACTCAGCAGACTGAATAATAACAACATCGCGTATGAAAAAGACAAAAATCAAGGTTGGCGACAAGGAGTTCCCTTGCCGTGTTACCATGGGCGCAATGGTGCGCTTCAAGAATGAGAGCGGTAAGGACGTGAGCAAGCTGGAGAAAACCAATATCTCCGAGCTGGTACTGTTTGTTTACTGCTGCGTGAAAAGTGCGTGCAATGCAGACAAGGTGGAGTTTGACTACGACTTCCAAAGCTTTGCTGACCTTATGGAGCCCGACGCAGCGAACTCCTTCTACGAGGATATGGGCGGTGAAGAAAAAAAAACGACCAACCAGGCGGAAAAGAAGTAAGCGTCGAGGAACTGTTGGGTATGGCATTGGGGTGCATCGGGATGAGCAGAGAAGACTTTGAACGATGTACCCCTTTTGAGTTTTACAAGGCATGGGAGCGATGGGCGGAAGCCAAGCGCGATGCGGAGCGCAACGAGTGGGAACGCACAAGAGTGTTGGCGCTCTTTGCCATCCAGCCCTATGCAAAAAGCAATCTTCAAGCGCATGACGTTCTACCGTTCCCTTGGGATGAAAAGCAGGAAGAAAAGCGTGAGGAGGTGAGCAAGGACGAGTTCAATGCACGCTTTGAGGCAGCCAAGAAACGTTACGGACTGAAATAAGAAAAGACAATGGCAAAAGCAGTAGAATTTAGAATAAACATCAAGAGCGAGGACGGCGGTGTTCTGAAACGTCTGACAGTGGAAGCCGACGGTCTTGACGACATACTCTCCGAGGTGGGGAATACCGCTGTGGCTACTGGCAACAGACTGCGCGAGATGGCAGACAAGAGCCTCGTGTTCGATACAGCCGTCCGCTCGATCCGCGACCTCAGCGACATGGTGGGCGGACTTGCCGAGCCTTTCGACAGTTTTGAGACCGCCATGCGCAGTGCCAACACCATGGCAGGAAAGAGTGGGGACGAGTTTGAAGCACTGAGTGGTCAGATAACGGAACTGAGCAAGAACATACCGCTTGCGCGTGAGGAACTTGCCAACGGCTTATACCAGGTTATATCCAATGGCGTGCCCGAAGATAACTGGATAGAGTTCCTCAACAAATCAAGCCGTAGTGCGGTTGGTGGTATTGCGGATTTGGGAGAGACGGTGACCGTTACTTCCACGCTCATCAAGAACTATGGTCTGGAATGGGATCAGGCAGGGAACATCCAAGACAAGATACAGATGACGGCCAAGAACGGTGTGACCAGCTTTGAGCAGTTGGCGCAGGCATTGCCCCGTGTGAGTGGTAGTGCATCTCAGCTTGGTGTCTCCATGGACGAACTGATGGCAGTATTCGCCACTACAACGGGTGTGACTGGTGACACGGCGGAAGTATCCACTCAGTTGGCTGCCGTGCTCAACTCACTCATCAAGCCATCTGCGGAAGCTACGAAAGCGGCCAACGAGATGGGCATCGGTTTTAATGCTGCCAGTATTCAGGCCGCTGGTGGTTTAGAGAACTTCCTGCTCGGTTTGGATGCAAGCATACAGGAGTATTCGGCAAAGACCGGACAGTTGAGCCAAACCATTTACGGACAGTTGTTCGGCAGTGCTGAAGCAATGCGACTGCTTGGTTCGCTGACGGGCGAACAAAAGGAAAAATTTTCGCAGAACATTGGAGCGATGGCAGACTCCGCAGGAGAGATAGATGCAGCCTTCGACAATATGGCATCGACGGGGGAGAGTCTACGTCAGACGCTCGCTAACCAAATGCACGCCATGATGGATTGGGCAGGCTCAATAGCCAGTACCTCTGCACCTTATGTGGAATGGATAGCTAATAGCGGCATCGCCCTCATGAGTATGGTGCAGCTCAGCGGTGGCATCAAGACTGTGGTGGCAGGACTGAAAGCTGTGAAGGTGGCCACGCTTGCGCAAGCAGCTGCAGCAAAGGTGGTGGCTGTCGCATCCAACATTTGGAAGGTGGCACAGATAGCCCTGAACTTTGTGCTCAGTGCCAACCCCATCGGTATTGTCGTAATGGCTATAGCGGCACTTGTGGGTGCATTGATAGCGGCGTACAATAACTGTGAGACCTTTCGCAATATCTGTGATGCTGTATGGGCAGCGGTGAAGAAAATTGCATCAGCCGTATGGGACTTTCTTGTCAAGGCATTCGAAAAAGCGAGTGCCGTGATAAAGAAGGCATGGGAATGGGTGAAGAAGTTCTTCGGCATAAAGGACGAGACCACAGCAAGGCAGACGGCAGATTTGGAGAGAAACACCAAGGCCACACAAGCGAACACCAAGGCAAAGACTGCGAACGCCCAGACCGCATTGAAGAACAATAAGAAACAGAATGCCCCCTCAACAGACAGCGGAAACGGCAGTGGTAAATCGGGTAACCAGGACAAATACAGCGGAAAGAAGCTTATCGCCAATGCCACGAGTTACAAGGAACTTGGCAACAACATCCAGTACTACCAGAACAAACTGGAAACTGCCAACGGGACGGATACCAAGACCATTGAGCTTTATGCAAAGAAAATCGCAGCCTTGCAAAAGCAGCAGGATGCGATAACGCAGTTGCAGGATGCGGCAAGCCGTCCCACTGAACTGAATACCTTGAAGGACATCGATGCAGAAATCACCTATCAACAGGGATTGAGGGAGAATGCCTCTGCAGAAGAACTTGCAGTAATCGATGCTGAAATACAGCGTTTGAATGACCTTAAAACGGCGTTTGAACGCAGTTCGCATGTTGATGTCGGTTTAGACAAGATACAGACATACCGCCAGCTTGAAAAAGAGCTGCAGTATTATACAGACTTGTTGAAAACCGCTACAGAGACAGAGCGCATCGAGATACAGAAGCAGATAAATGCCCTTAACGACCTGAAGAAGAAATGGGACGATACTCTTGATGAACTGAAGAAGCCGGAGGACATCTCCCGACTGAACACCATCCGCTCGCTGGATGATGCCATCAGCTACTATCAGACCAAGCAGAAGAACGCCAGCGCATCGGAGATTGACGACATACAGCGCACGGTGTTGGAACTGGAGAAAAAACGCGATGCCATGAAGCAGCTCACGCGCATTCCCGAAATGGAGGAAGAGGTGGCGAAGCTCGACAGTATGGAGGGCAAGACGCTGACCCTCGAACTGAAAACCATTGGGCTTGATGGCGTAAAGAAACGCATCAAGGAACTCCAGGATATGTTGGCTGACACCAAAAACCCTATGGACGAGTCGCAGCGAGCCTCCATACAGAAGCTCATCGGCAGTTATGAGGATTACGAGAAGCGCATCCGCAAAAGCAATGTCACGTTAGGTAAGTCGTGGAGCACGGTCAAGGGTGTGGGCAATGGTGTCACCTCGCTCACCGATGCGCTGCAAGGCAACCGTGACGCATGGTCCACGATTACTGGCGTTGTCGATGCTGCCATTCAGATATATGAGGGCATCAACGGCATCATCTCAATTATTCAGACCTTGACCGCCGTAACTGGTGCCTCCAACACTGTGACCGCTGCAAGTGGAGTGGCAGCGACCACAGCTGCTACGGCAAAAGTAGCGGCAGCCCCTGAAGAGGTGGCGGCATCGGTTGCAACGATGGCGGCAGTGAAGGCTGAGGCAATGGCGTACCGCGAACTTGCAGCTTCAGAGTTTATGGCTGCACACGCTTACATTCCGTTTGCTGGTGCTGGCATCGCAGCTGGATTCATAGCCATGATGCAAGGGCTTGTTGCTTCGGTTGCCGTGACACCATTCGCCAACGGCGGTATTGTGTATGGCCCGACCTTGGCGCTGATGGGCGAGTATGCTGGAGCGAAAAGCAACCCGGAGGTGATAGCACCGCTGAACAAGTTGAAGTCACTTATCGGTAATAATGGCGGTGGAGGTGGTGGCGTGTACGAGCTGAAGGTGAAAGGCAGAGACCTTGTGGCTGTGCTTGCCAACGAGACGAGAATAAATAGAAAAGGAACGAACATCAAAATATAAGGAACATGTATCTGCACGGACATTTTTACAACCAAAAGGAAGAGCGCATCGAGGTGCATATACTGACTGGTGGTGACCGTACTAAGGAAACTGTCATTGGTGAGAAGAATGGGGAACTGTCGTTTACTGAAGATCCAGTGGAACTGACGAGTCAAGTGAACGATACGTTTGACCACTTGCTCTGCCAGCAGGCTACTGTACGCCTTCTGGCGCGGAACTTCGTGCCGGACTTCTTTTGTGCCTCATGCCGTGACGCTGTGGTGAACATCTACCGTGAGGGGAAATGTCTCTTTGCTGGATTTATCGAACCGCAGAGCTATTCGCAGGGCTACAACGAGGAGTTTGACGAGATAGAGTTGAGCTGCATCGATGCGCTGACGGCATTGCAGTATGCTAAATATCGTGATGTCGGCTCGCTCGGTGTGCTGTATAATGTAGTAAAGGCGGAGGCTGAACAACGCACATTCTTGGCGTTGCTGAAAGAGATATTGGGTGGTGTGACGGCTGAGCTTGACATCGTGGGTGGTAATGTCATGCGCTACCTATACGATGGAAGTAAGGCTGTGGATGATTTGGCAGGTAACCGCTATGCGATATTCGGGCAGCTGACGGTAAGCGAGTTGCTTTTTCTTGGTGATGAGGAGGATGACGTATGGCAGCAGGATGAGGTGTTGGAGGAGATACTGAAGTACCTGAACCTCCACATCGTGCAGGATGGGTTCACGTTTTATCTGTTCTCCTGGGAGAGCGTGAAGGGCGACGAACGCATATACTGGCGAGATTTGCTGACTGGCGCAAGCGTGACGACGGCCCGGCAGACAACGGACATCGTGACAGGTTTGGTGACAGACACGGATACGACGATAAGCGTAGGGGAGGTGTACAATAAAATTATGCTGACTGCCAAGGTGGAGAGTATGGAGGGTGTGATTGAGAGCCCGCTTGACAACGATCTTCTGAAAAGTCCTTTCAGCAACAAGCAGAAGTACATGACGGAATACAGCAGTGATGGTGAGGGCTCGAGAGCGTTAAATGCCTTTGACGCAATGACTCACGGACAGGAAACCTCCTACAGTGGTGGCTGCGTGACGGACTGGTATGTGCAGATGATGAACAACAGTCAGTGGCTGTTCCCAAAGAGCGGGAGCGGTAACCTGATGGAGGAATACTGTAGTGAGGGGCGAAACCAACATATACTGCCGAACTGGTTGGCGAAGAACCAGGGTGCTGCCATCATGGCACTTGGCAAGGTGGAGAAGAAAACGGACGGACAGGACAACTCCCCGACCTCGAAAGTGGAAATGACGAACTACCTGGTGGTGAGTGTGAACGGCAACTCTGACGACAAGGAGGCAACTACCTATCCGAATGACAACTCGCTAAAGGCAGGCATACCGAGGGCCGTGTATAACGGCAGCATGACTGGTGGTGTCTTTTCGCCTACGGACGAGGGCACGACGAACTACATCGTGTTGAGCGGAAAACTGGTGCTGAACCCAGTGATGGCATTGACGGACACCTACAAAGCAATATACAACTATGACGGTGGAAAATGGGGAAATCTATTTACTGGAATTGGTAAATGGGTAGGCGTGACGGTGCCGAGCCGAAACAATGGTGACGGGCGATACTACACGCAGCAGTGGTGGAAGGCAGCAGCGCCTAATGAGACCGTGGCATGGGATATGGAAACGGCGCACGGCTTTGTTCCGTTCACAGATACCGGCCCTCAGTTGTATGAGTTCAAGTATAGTGCCATTGGAGACGGCAGCGACCATATATCAAAGGTGGGTGTATTGGCATGTATGCTGATAATAGGGGATAAGTGTGTTGTGGAAAAAGGCACAGAAGGACAGGTGACGGACTTCGAGTGGCGGAAGTACAAGACGCTGGAGGAGTGTTCCAATGAGGATGAATACTACCAGCAGTGTTTTACGATAGGTTTTGACCCGAAAATCGGTGACAAGATAGTTGGTACCAAGTTCGATTTGCAAAACAACGTGAACTATGAGCTCGGCATCGATGCGGAGGGCATAGCTATACCAATCAAAAAGGCAAATAAGGTGAGCGGTAGGGTTAAGTTTATGATCCTGGGACCGGTGAACGCATTGTGGGACGTGGTGACGAGACGGCACAAGACGTGGTTCAGACACACGAAATGGAACAGTACAACGATTCCACTGCTGGCACACGTGAGCAGCATCATGGTGGAGCAGTTTGAAGTGAAGATATACAGCGACAACGGACTGGTGAACAACACTGGTGATAACGACCTCGTTTACATGAGCGACACAAAGGAGAGCTTTGTGAACGTGAAGGACGACATCGAAATGAAGATAAACTCAGCACTGACAGCAGCGGAATGCCAGACGTTGGACGTGACGGACAGTGTGAAGATGAGCACTCCATTGAACACGTTGACCGGAGAGGGTCTGTTGGCGGTATATGACTATTCGAGGGGTGTGACCGCTAAGCCTGAGCAGTTGTATGTGGACTACTACTACAAAGAATGGCATGCACCAAGGGTGGTTATGACGCAGAAGTTGACGGATACAGATGGTGGCATCGTGAATCTGTTCGCTCACTATCGCCATCCCATGATGGATAAAACCTTCTTCGTGCAGGGCATCAGCCGCAATCTTGAGGAAGGATATGCAGAAATGACACTTAAGGAGATTGAGCAATGATAGACATCAAGGTAATAAAGAAACCAAAGAACGAGGGTAGTACGTCGGCATTGCGGACGAGTGGCACTGCTTACGGTGGCATGGCAGTGAAGGAGGCTGCGCATGCAGCCAAGGCAGACATCGCAGAACTGGCAAAGGAAGCTACCCATGCCAAGGACAGCGACCATGCGCTGGAAGCTGACCACTCGAAGGAGGCAGACCATGCTGTGAACGCAGATGAGTCGAAACACGCACTGGAGGCAGACCACGCCAAGGAAGCAGACAATGCAGACAAGTGGGATTACCGTGAGTTTGACGACTATCTGAATCAGCCAGTGAGAAAGACAGATGGAGTAACCTTTGACTCCGTGACCTCGAATAGCATAAGGAGCGCAGGGCAGTTCGTTGACGGGATGCTTGGCGCAGGGTTCCAGCTATGGAAAGGTGAGGACGGGCGCACCTACCTGACGGTGGACAAACTGACGGTGAGGCAGACGATGGCCGTGATGGAACTGCTCATCGAGAAGGTGAGGAGCGTGGGCGGTCAGATATGTGTGAGTGCGGCCAATGGACGTATCAAGACCGTGGAGGAATCGGGCGAGCACTATCTTATCACCTTTGAGCAGGATAACATGTTTGTGCAGCACGACCTGATGCGCTGCCAGACGTTCACGGGCAAGGATATGCGGAGCTACTGGGTAGAAGTGGCCGATGTTACGGAGGACGGTATCGTGGTGGCGAAGGAGGAGTTTGAGGGCGTGGAACCGAAGGAGGGCGACGAGTGCGTGCTGATGGGCAACACGGCGAACACCGACCGGCAGAACTTAGTGCTCATATCCGCCACCGAGGACGGACAGCCGAGGGTGGATGTGATGGACGGCGTGAGGGGCAAGACCTTTGACAACTGCCTACGGGCACGACTCGGCAGCCTGGACGGCATCAGGGATGACAAGTTCCCGGCAGACCGCCAGCCGAAGGGCAACGGCCTGTATGCGGACAACGCCTTTCTGAAAGGCACATTCGTACTGGAGACTGGCGAGGACGTGAAGACTCGGTTTGAGATAACGGAGGGCAAGGTGCAGAGCGCGATCGACAGCGTGAGGAATGATTTCCTAAGCGAGAAGGGCTATCTGAACAACCCGACGTTTGCATCTGGACTGGAGAAGTGGAACTCGGAGAATGAAACGGTGTTCTTCCTCGTCGGCAACAAATGGGTGTGGGCCAACGGCGCAGCCCTATCGAAGAAGGGCGACGGCGCGAGCGTGGTGACAGACATGGGACGCAAGGTGGTGCGGATTCGCAACAAGTATATCCGCCAGAAGCATGAGAATCTGCGCTTTGTGCCGACCTTCCCGACAAACGGCGACGGGAAGAAGGACGCCTTGCCGGTGTACCTGAGTTTCTTCTACCGCTGCGCGAAGGCGGGAACGCTGAAGATAGGGTTCGAGAACGTGGACAAGGCAGGTTTTGCGGACTTCGACAGCTTAGCGGTGAGCGAGCAGATTGCGGCGACGGACGGCTATGTACAGTACACCTGCAGCGGGCTGTGGAACGGCACGGGCGAATTCAAGTTGGCGTTTGACGGCGACATCTACCTGTATATGCTGGTGCTGAGCACGGACAAGATAGAGGCACTGACGTACAAGTACAAGACGCTGTTCGAGCAGAGCGAGCGGCTGGTAAAGATAGCGGCACTGAACTTTGACAAGGACGGCAAGGTGCTGGAGGGTTCAGAGATTATAACGACAACAAAATACAACGCACTCATCTCGGAGCGGTTTGACGAGCACGGCGCGCTGAAGAATACGGCGGGACTGATAACGGCAACGGACTGGGAAACATGGCTCAACAGCTATGCCGGGGACATGGAGAAGAAACTGGACATCGAGGCGTTTGCCGGGATGTTTGCCTCGGCCGTGGAGGAGAGCACGGACATTGTGAAACGAGCGGAGGTGTCGGCATTCGTGACCAAGGACGAGAACGGCAAGCTGGAGAGTGGCGTGAGGATAAGCGCAGACCAGATAACCCTGGAAGGCGCAGTGACGATGAACGAATATTTCAAGGTGAACGCAGATGGCAGCCTTGACGTGAAGTCTGCAAGGATGAAGGACGCAGAGGTGACGGGAGTGATCCATGCGAACCTGCTGTATTCGAGCACCAAGGTGAACGCACCGAACGAATACCAGATAGACCCAGAGGCGGAGCCGTGCAACATGTTCTTTTGGGAGTTTGACGCGATAGAAGGCTCGTGGGATGCCACGGAGGCCCCTTACTCGCACTGGATATACCTGCCGGACGCGACGGCATACGACGGACTGGAGCTGAGCTTCTTCTGGGACAGACCAGTGGGCAAGAAACTGAAGTACCTGTATGTGTCCGCCATCAACGGACAGAAGATAATATTCGAGGCCGACCCCTACTACACGATGAAAACATCAGAAGGAAACATTATCGACGTGAGGCGGTTTGGCGGATGCAGCAAGAGCGACACAAGAATATACTGCCTGTGGAACACCTACACGACGCTGAAGGCGATAGCGGGGAACTGGTATATCATAGAAGGAACAACGAATGAGGAATGATGTATGAAAAAGATAGACTTTAAGCATTTCAAAATTTACACGACCGTGAGCCGGAAGGCGGCGCAGACGGTGGACGCGAGGGAGACGTTTGCGGACTTGATATACAAGAACGTGAATGGCATCAAGGCGCACGCACTCGCCCTGAAGATATACAATGGCGAGGGTAGTGTCGAATATACCGACGAGGAGGTAAGTCTTATGGGCACGGTGGCAGAACGTTTGTGCGTGCCCGGCTTTATCGACGGGCTTAGAGAACAGTTGAACAATAATCAAAACAACGGATGATATGACAGAAGAAGAGAAAAAGGAACTGGTCCAGGATGTGGTGAATCAGATAAAGACTGACAGCCAGAGTGTGGACGAGCTGGAAGCTGTGAGCACGCTGGACGGTGTGGTGAGCCTCCCTGCCATGAGAGGCGAGACGGTGGTGAGCGCCCCGTTGAAACTGCTGTCGAAACCTGCGGAGGATGCAGCAGCTGTCGCCAAGGCTTCTGCTGCTGTGGCTGACGCATCGGCAAAGAAAGCAGATACGGCAACAGCAACAGCGAAGACAGCGGCCCAAACCGCCAACGATGCGGCAAGCAAGGCCACGGATGCCGCCCAGAAGACCAACGCTGCTGTGGCAAAGGCAGAGAGCGTGGAATCGGAGTACAAGGACACGGCACTGGCTGCAAGGAACGGCGCGACAGCGCGGTTTGACGGGCTGGTGGAAGGCGTGGAGGGACAGCTTGTATCGTATCCGCAGATAGACGGTGTGTACTATGACACGGTGAACAAAGCCTTCCGCGGAAAGAAGGGCGACGGATACTGCAACAACTGGCCTGGCGCAGACATGTACATGAACGATGTGCGCACGGAAGTACTGAAGGACAAGGCGTATGTGTGCGGCGGCGTGGTGTATGTGTGGAGCGATGAGGAAGAGAACCTGGTGGAGATAAGCGGAAGCGGCGGTGGCAACACCTATAACGTGACGGAGCAGGTTCCGCTGGAGAGCGGATACTATACGCTTGAGACCGCCATAGCAGCCGTGGAAGGAAAGGCACGTGCTAAGGGACGCTGCATCACCTACGAGACGGCACAGGGCAAATGGGAGACGAAGCAGTTCAAGGGCACGAACATCGAGAGCTGGGAACAGGCGGCAAGCTGGGAGGACTTTGGCGGCGACGGCACGGTGAAGAGCGTGACGCTGAACGGCAAGAAACTGGAACCGGGCGAGGACGGCAACGTTGCTATCACCATCAGCGAGACTGAGGTGGACGAGAGTCTGAACGCAAGTTCGACGAACCCGGTGCAGAACGCTGCGGTGACGGCAAAGCTGATGGAGATAGAGGCGAGCACCGTCTTGGGCATGAATGCCGAACTGAGTGACGACGGCAGCAGCGTGCGCCTGGCACTGACCAACAAGAGCGGTGCGGAGATAGCGTCTACGGACATTCCGGCAGGAAGCGGCGGTGGAGGCGGTGACGCTTCGACCACGAAAATCGTGCTGGATGCAGCCGTCAGCAAGACCATCATAAAGGAAGGCGACAGCGCGATGCTGACATGGACGTATGACCACCAGTACAGCAGCGGTGACGAGAAAGGCACATCCACGGGCCAGAAGGCAACAGTCAGTATCGAGATGAAGAGAGGCGCGACCGTGATGTATGCAGACACGCAGCATGATGTGAGCAAGGGAACCTATACCCTGGATCTGACGAAATACCTGCTGCTCGGCACGACAGACATCTATGTGAGGGCTACCACAACCGACCCGACGACCGGCAAGACACAGACGAGGCAGAGCTATGTGAGCGTGAAGGCTGTGACCCTTGCGCTGAGCAGCAGCTTCAACATAGCCGAGTGTGTCGCCAAGGGCGGCTACGGCGTGAGTGAGGCGGTAAGCATCCCCTTCGCTGTTAGCGGAAGCGGCGACAAAACCGTGACGCTGTATCTGGACGGACACCAGTGGGACTCGCAGACGGTGAAAAGAAGCGGCACGACCAACGGCAGTTTCTCCATGTCGATGTCGGGGGTGAGCATCGGCCGACACACGGTGCAGATCGTCGCCGAGATGGAGGCGAGCGCGGAGCTGACGCTGAAGAGTGAAAGCATCTACTTTGACATTCTGAAGGCTGGACAGAACGCCCCGTATATAGGCACGAAGCTGACCTTCGGTGACGGACGCATTTTTGCGGACGACCATCTGACCCCGACTATTGAAACCGGCCAGTATGAGCAGGTGAGATTTGACTTTGTGGCGTATGACCCGACAACGACCCCGGCGACCGTGGGTGTGTGGCGAGACGGCATACGTACGCAGACGGTGAGCGTTCCGAGGACGACGCAGGTATATACAAACCGTTTCCTGGAGCAGGGCGATGTGGCGATGGTGCTGAAGTGCGGCACTACGGAATACAAGCTGAACGTGAAGGTGACGGAGAGTGGCATTGACCTGAGCGAGGCGACTGCCGGACTCGTACTGAAGCTGACGGCAGCCGGCAGAAGCAATGCTGAGAGCGAGCCTGCTGAATGGCGTTATAACGACGTTCAAACGGCGTTTGAAGGTTTTGACTGGCAGAGCAACGGCTGGACGGGCGATGCCTTGAAGCTGACGAACGGCGCGAATGTTGAAATCGGGTACAAGCCATTCGGCAACGACGCAACCACCACTGGCGCAACCTACGAGATGGAGCTGACATGCACGAACGTGACCGACCGCAGGGGTACGGTGGTGGACTGCATGACCGGCGGCGTGGGCTTCAGACTGACAACGCAGGAGGCTTTGATGCGGACGGGCGCAGGTTCGGAAGTAGGTACGAAATTCGCAAGCGGTATGACACTGAAGATTGCCTTCGTGGTGCAGGAGAAGAAGGCGAGCCGACTGATGACGCTGTATGTGAACGGCATCCTATGCGGCGCGAAGCAGTATGCCTCGACGGACTCGCTGCTCCAGGAAGAACCGACGAACATCAAGATCACGAGCGAGAGCGCGGACGTGGAGGTGCGTAACATGCGTGTCTACAGCCGTGCGTTGGGCGATGACGAGGAGCTTGCTAACTATATGGTGGACCGCCCGACAAGCGACGAGATGGTGGTGCTGTTCGAAAAGAACCAGGTGATGGACGACGAGGGCACAGACGTTGACATCGACAAGCTGAGGGCAATGGGCAAGAGCGTGATGAGGATCGTTGGCGACGTGAACCTGGTGAACCAGACGAACAACAAGAAGTTCGAGGTTCCGGTGGACATCTACTTCTACTCTGCCTACGGCAAGGAGTATGACTTCATCATCTACCAGTGCGGACTGAGAATACAAGGCACCTCATCGACGACCTACCCGAGAAAGAACTACCGCATCTACTTCAGCCGCTCGACGAAGTACGGCACGAAGCTGTATGTGAATGGTGTGGAGGTAGCGGACTTCAAATATTCGTTCAAACCAGGTGCAAGACCGATAGACATATTCTGCCTTAAGGCGGACTTCTCTGATTCTTCATCTACGCACAATACGGGTGCGGTGAGGATCGTGAACGACATCTGGAAGAGATGCGGCTGGCTGACTCCGCCACAAATGGCCTACAAGGGCAACTATGATGTGAGAATCGGCGTGGACGGATTCCCGATAGATTTGTTCTACGACAACAACGGCACGGGTGAGAACGTGTATCTTGGCAAGTACAACTTCAACAACGAGAAGAGCGGCAGCGGCATCATCTACGGCTTTGAGGGTATCGAGGGCTTCAATGACGAGGCTACACTGAAGGGGGAGCGCAACAAGTGCATCTGCCTGGAGTTCCTGAACAACTCGGAGACATTGTGCCTGTTCGGTACGAGCAACATGGACACGTTTGACGACGCTCTGGAGTTCCGCTTCAAACCCGACCAGACATGGGCGACGGCACATGAGGACGACAAGGCGGCAGTGAAGCGCCTTTGGGAGTGGATATACTCGTGCAAGGGTAACCCGACGAAATTCCTGAACGAATATGCGGAATACTTCGGCAACGACTCGCCATTTGCATGGTATCTGATAACGGACTACTTCATGGCTGTGGACAACCGCGCGAAGAACATGATGCTCGTGACGTGGGACGGCAAGATATGGTACTTCATCCCATACGACATGGACACGGTGTTCGGTGAGCGCAACGACTCAGTTCTGAAATACGACTACACGATAACGTGGGAGACGGTGGACGAGAGCATCGGCTCGTACGCTTTTGCAGGACACGATTCCGTGCTGTGGGAACTTGTGAGAGGCTGCCCGGACAAACTGAGGGAGGTGGCAGACAAGCTGCGAAGCACGATGTCGCTGGAGTATGTGCTGAAGGTGTTCAATGAGGAGATGATGGGCAACTGGTGTGAACGCATCTACAACAAGGACGGCATCTACAAGTACATCAAGCCGCTGACGGAGGGTGTGACGACGGCAGACGGCACTACGAGTTACTATGACTATCTCTATGCACTCCAGGGCAGCCGATACGCGCACCGCACCTATACCATCCAGAACCGCTTTGCATTGCTGGACAGCCAGTATGTGTGCGGAACATACAGAAAGGATAGTTTCGCAGCCTACTTCGGCTATAAGTTTGGAAGTGACAACCGGAAGATAAGAATCACGGCGAGCGAGCGGTATTTCTTCGGGTACGGCTACACGAGCGGTACGCCGCACGAAAGCGCAGTGCTTGCGGAAGACACGGGAAGTCAGGTGGAACTGACGCTTGACACGGACCTCATCGTGAATGACCCGCAATACATCTATGGTGCGAGCCGCATCATGGGGCTTGACCTGACGGACGTGAGCCATGCCATACTCCAGACTCTGAACCTGAACAACTGCTCCGCTCTGAGGACGCTTGACGTGAGCTGCGGCCAGACACAGACAACGCTGAACGCATTGCTGGTGAACGGCTGCCGAAACTTGCGGACTCTGAATATGACCGGCTTGAAGTCAGGCAGCTTCACTGGCATAGACTTGAGCAACAACACGAAGCTGGAGACGCTGAAGGCAGGCAAGACAGCTCTGACCGGCGTGAACTTCGCCCAGGGTGCTCCGCTGACGAGCGTAACGCTTCCGGCAACGTTGCAGACTCTGGAACTGCGCTACCTGAGCAAACTGACGACCAGCGGTCTGACGCTGGAGGGCACAAGCAACATCAACAGACTTGTGGTTGACAACTGTCCGGGCGTGGACTGGCAGACGCTGCACGCAAGGTGCGGAAATGTGAAGTACCTGCGTGTGACCGGCATCGACATGGAAGGCGACGGCAGCTTGCTGGCCTCACTGATGCAGACGGGCGGTGTGGACGAGAACGGCGGCAATGTGGAGAGCTGCCGACTGGTGGGCACATACCGACTGACTCGTTACGTTGATGATGAGACCTATGCTGCATACATCGAGCACTACCCGGAGTTGAACATCGAGCAGCCTGAATATACAATGCTGGAGAGCGACGAGAGCGTGGCAGACGATGCAAATCTCTCGAACTTGGATAACGGCACGGGCTATAAGTACGGCAACGACTACAAGCCAAGCGGCCATGTAGCTGCGATATTGAATAACCGTCACAGAGTGCTTGCGAAGGTGACAAAGAAAGCGACCACGAGGAACGTGAACATCGCGAATGTTGATACCGTGGTGAACAATCTGGACGGCGAGATGACTTACATGGAGCTTGACGATAAGGACAGCACCAAGTATGCCGACGGAACCCCTGCCAAACTTGACGGCAGCGAGGGCGACCTGATGATGCATGAGCCTTTCTTCTGGAGTAAGGGCATCAATGACTTTTTGAACAGCAAGAACTACAGTTGCTACAGCTCGAAGGATAAGGACCACATGCCAGCTGTGCCAAACGTGTACGTATTGACACTTGATGACATCAAGGCGGTGCAGGGCGGTTACACTAAAGGCAGGAAAGTGATGAGCGGCAGAGACACCATAGCAAATGCCATGAGTACGGACAGTTCCTATTCGGTGTGCGTGGTGGATGTGTCGAAGCACAAGCGTGTTCGCTGGCCGAGTGTGCCAGGCACGAACCTTGTGGGCAGCGCATTTGCCGACGTGAACGGCAATGTGGTGAAGAGCATCGTGGTGCCAACGTTGGGAAACAGATTTGAGGCTGGCATGTATCTCATCAGCGATGTGCCGGAGGGAGCCAAGACTTTGTATTTCTCTATATTGAACACAGCCGAGTTTGACAAGGTGGTGTTATCCAATAGCAGCAAGATAGAGGATATGGAGCCTGAATGGTTTGCCAACGAGGAGCATCTGTGTGCTGTTGTGGGCAGTTCTGTTGTGGGCAGCAAGCTGCGTGCTTGCATAACCGGCGGAAGCACTACTGCAAGTATGACATGGACGGACTTCCATTATTACAGCGTACAGCGAGGTATGCAGCAGATAGATGCACTGATGCACTTCCGCATTGCAAACCTTGCATACGCGAAGTATGGCAGGAGAAATATGCAGGAGCAGTGTGGCGCTGGCTCGCATACGAATATGCGCACGACTGGCGGTACGATGTCGAGAGGCATGCAGGACACTATAGGCTACGAGGGTGCAAAGGCAATCAACCCGAATGTGACAAACAGTCTGGTGGACGAGAACAGGGTGCATCAATATGCCTGGTATGTGGACAAGGATGAGTATGGTGCAGCAAAGGTGACGCAGGTGAACAATATCTGCTGCCTGGGCTATGAGGACATCTACGGACACAAGTATGACATGATGGACGGTGTGGACTTGCCGAACACGAGCGGTAATGAGGGCAAGTGGCGCATTTGGATGCCTGACGGCAGCACGGTCATGATAAAGGGTTCTACTTCAAGTGGCTGGATAACGGCTGTGGCGCATGGAAAGCTGATGGCTATTGTACCAGCCGGGGCTATGCAGGGTTCGTCGAGTACATACTACTCAGATTATTATTGGATAAGCACAGCCACTGGCCGTGTGGTCTATCGCGGGTACAACAATGCGAATGCGAATGGCGGTGTGTCG